ATCAGAACACAGTCAGTTGCAGCAGCAACAGCAAATGTTCTTTCAACAGCAACAATTACAATCACACCTTGGGCTGCATAATAAACTCCCAAGCAAAAAGCCCCCAGCCATTGGCTGGGGGCTTTTTAGTTTAAAGGTATATTAGTTTGGGAACTCCCTTAGGAAGCTCTCGTATCTTTCTCCATTTTTCTGGCCTGGGTATACTTTCCAGGAGGACCAGTCTGAGCCTCCGTTTGACATGTAGTGCGCAATTTGCGCATTAGTCACGGGGTCCAGAAGTTCCTTATTTGATTTGAGGTCAAATTTCTCCCGTCGGTCTTCTCCGAGACTTCCCAGCATATTAATCTGGAACATCCCGTAGGAGTTGTCGCCTGTATTGACGTTTCCGTTGTGGGCTAAGGGGCGACCGTTAGATTCTTTCTTAGCAACCGCGTAGGCGACCTTGAGAGCTTTTCCCTCAAAACCAACCGCTCTAAGCAGGTCAACTAATTCTGTATCTGACAGTTCTTTTGCTCCTTTGTACTTCTCTAGTGGGTCCACAGCGATTTCTTGTACTGTCACAGTTGGAACTTTCTCATCCGCATTAGCTAGCGTGTGAGGTATTCCCCCTATTAACAGTGCATACATTGAAAACACCGCCACTTTATCCATTGTTTCTTTTCTGATATTGAACATTTCTGCTCCTCTCAGTAGCAAAAGGCTCCATTACTGGAGCCTTTCAAGAACTAGAGTGCCACAGTGTTACAGCGAGAGTCAAGCCGAAGTAAATATATTTTTTATATTGAGACAAATTAAGTATTTACGTATTTAATAGATACACGTATTTCCGCATTTGTATATGCGTAATGGACAACATATATCTACATTCTAATTTAAACTAGAAAATGAGAGACATATGTCAGTAGCAGAGTGGGCTGGAACACTAGCTGGATTTGCAGCTTTTGGAGCAGCAATTATTACAGCCACATCATGGGTATTAAAATCTTACCTAAAGAACTATGTACATGAACTTAAGCCCAACGGCGGGGGCTCGATGAAAGATACCGTCAATAAAATTCATGCCGAGATGGTAGACCTGCGCGTCTCTGTTGCTCGTCTTGAAGGTCGCTTTACACAGCACCTAGACGAAACCGAGAAGTAGTAGTACTCTTTTATTAATCCCCCACACACGGGGGTCTAAGGAGAACCATGAACAAAGAACAGCTAACAGCAGCACTTGGCACATACCTACGTGCAAGCGCGGCATCAGTCGTCGCCCTATACATGAGCGGCATTACGGACCCAAAGACTCTGCTTAACGCATTTATTGCAGGTCTCATTGGCCCTCTAGCAAAAGCCGTAAATCCTAAAGATAAGGCATACGGAATCGGCGCAAGTAAGTAGAATAGGAGGAGGCGGGTGACCCCCGCCTCCAACTATTAGGAGGATATTATGGCGAAGCCAAAGTGTGATAATTGTGAACTAGACGCTGCTTATACATGTGCAGACCCAGGGACTAACCCAGTTAATTATTGCCACAACGATTTACCAAAGTGGTTACAGGAACGTGCTGATTCTGGTCACTTCCCATTAGTTGAAGCAGTTGAAGAAAAGCCTTCTAAGAAGAAAGCCGTTCCTGCTGAAGATAAGGCAGAGGAAGTCCCTGCCGATGAAAGTAAGTAGAAGACAAGCAATACAGGTACATCCAGTACCTGACCGAATGGTGGAGCCACAGGGCCCATTTCCTAGGGAACTCTTTAGAGAGCCTAAAATTGTCATTGATGAAGATGACCCGTACTCTGATGATGGTTCAAACCACCCACTAGGCGCTACAGTACAAAATAACTTTACTCCAGAGAAATATCTTCGTTGTTCACGCTGTTTTTCACGTGTTACAGAATCGGAGACTAAGAACCACAGTTGCGAGGAATAATGGCTAAGCCAGACCCAAAGTTAGAGTTAGCCGCTAAACAACGCGAAGAACAAAAGAATAGAATTCTTAACCTTGGTTTAAGAGCGCAAGAAAAACTATTAATTGATAGCCCTTTTCAAGAGCAATTCAAAGTAGTCTTGCCTTCTGAGTTTCGTCACGCTAACACAATAAATTCTTCACGCCCACGTGCACATGCTATAGGGTATAACTACGGGTCTAGAACTCTGTACGTTGTATTTAGAGATGGTACACAGTGGCAGTACGATAATGTAGGTGCTAACCACTGGGAAGCTATACAGGTAGCAGATTCGACTGGTCGATACCTTGCGTCTAGCGGATTAGATAAGTGGCCTACAATGGGACCTGCTAACTCAGATGATATATCTCCAGAAGCTCAGGAACGTCTGTCACAAACGGCAGCAACTGCTAGTAGAATACAGAAAGTAAGAGAAGACTTTAAAATCCCATTTTCAGGTAAAGAGTAGATATGAAATCATACGGACCACTATACGGCGGAAAACTTCGTTACTGGCATAGAAAAGCTTTACCTATAATTGAGGTAGGCAGTACTCAAGAGACAGAATATCCATATAGAAAAGGTAAGTGCCTAGTGTTCAGGCTCCCATTTACAGAGCCTGGTTTATATGCAGGAGTTTTCTACCATACCCCAGATATTATGTGGGATGACGAGGACGCTGTTGATAAGCTACTATCTGATGCTATGAAAGGCCGTGAAGCCTGGAAACCCAAGGATGGAGCATATGATGAGTTTTTTTAAGAAAGAAGCTTGGACTAAGCCTTTTCCTGAAAAAGTAGCCAGAAGAGTATCTAAGATTCCAACTGGGGAACTAGAGATGTGGGCAGACCAAGCTATTACTGAAATTGGTCGTTGCCTTTCTGGTTATACTAAAAATAGAGACGCTGTTTACCTAAATGAAGCTCTTAAGGGAGCCGAAGCTTTACATGCAGTTGTTGACCAGTTACACACTAGAATGAGCAAGCCTCTTTAATTATCCTATTAGTTATGCTAGAATTATCCTTGCCTCTCTTCCTCTCCCCGTGTGATGGCATCAAAAGGTCCTGGGTATAACTACCCAGGCTTTTTGTTTTATATTAAACTAAGGTTAATATGGACAACAACATTGTTTTAGAAGAAGACGAAGATGACGAGTTCTTCCCTGAGGAAGAGCTCGAAGAAGGCCTGCCTGAAGAAGAAGAAGATATTGAGCTTGATGAGCTCTCTAAAGAGTTTGTAAAAAAGCTAATTGATAGATGTATTGAGTTCATGAACGCTTTAGTAGGCCATGAGCTACACCCTTATCAAATGCCTCTTGCCCGTCGCATCATTGAGTCCGTAATTATCAATGACGGTGAAGAAGTAACAGCGTTAGCCGCACGTCAGTCAGGTAAGTCTGAAACAATTGCTAATACCGTAGCAACGCTAATGGTGCTTTTGCCACGCCTTGCAAAGATGTATCCAGACCTATTAGGTCAGTTTAAAGAGGGCATCTGGATTGGTATGTTTGCTCCAGTTGAAGGTCAGGTAGAAACTCTCTTTGGTCGCACTGTTAATAGGCTTACTAGCGAACGTGCTTTAGAGATTTTAGGTGACCCTGAGATTGATGACAGCCTAGGTAAAGTTCCAGGCGTTACTAGACAAATTAAATTAAAGAACTCTGGCAGTAGCCTTATGATGATGACAGCTAACCCACGTGCAAAGATTGAATCTAAGTCTTTCCACCTTATTGTTATTGACGAGTGTCAAGAAGCAGATGACTTCGTGGTATCTAAGTCTATCTCTCCTATGCTTGCGTACTACTCAGGAACCATGGTTAAGACTGGAACTCCTACTACGCATAAAAACAACTTCTATCGTTCTATCCAACTCAATAAGCGTAGACAGACAGGTAGAGGAATTCGCACTAACCACTTTGAGTGGGATTACAGAGATGTAAGTAAGTGCAACGCTAACTACGCAAAGTTCATTAAAAAAGAAATGCTGCGTATTGGCGAAGACTCAGATGAGTTCCAGATGTCCTACTGCTGTAAGTGGTTGCTGGAACGAGGTATGTTCGTAACCTCAGCTATGATGGATGAGCTTGGAGACACATCTCAAGAAACCGTTAAGGCTTGGCACCGTTCCCCAGTTGTAGTAGGTATTGACCCTGCTCGTAAGATGGACTCCACAGTTGTCACGGTTGTTTGGGTTGACTGGGATAGGCCTGATGAGTTTGGATATTTTGACCATAGAATTTTAAACTGGCTGGAGTTACAAGGTGATGACTGGGAAGACCAATACTTTCAAATCGTTAATTTCTTGGGGAGTTACGACGTACTTGCTGTTGGCGTTGACGCTAACGGCGTGGGTGATGCGGTTGCACAAAGACTCAAACTCCTCCTCCCAAGAGCAGAAGTACATTCCATAGGAAGTAGTCAACCAGAGCAATCAAAGCGTTGGAAACACCTTAAGGCTTTAATTGACCGCAGATTAGTTGGTTGGCCTGCACACGCAAAGACAAGGCGACTACGGACCTGGAAGCGTTTCTACCAACAAATGACAGACTTGGAAACTAAGTTCACAGGACCTAACTTCCTTGCTCATGCGCCAGATGAGGCGCATGCCCACGATGACTATGCGGACAGCCTTGCAATAGCCGTATCTTTAACTTTAGATATGACTATGCCTTCGGTTGAAGTATCTACCTCCCCGTTCTTCAGTAGGTAGTTACCCGTTTAGCCTGACTTTACGACCAATAAGTAGGACACTTTTACACGAGGTCCTCAACCCTTATAAGGAGTATAAAAAATGGCAATTGCCCCAACACCTAAGTTCCCTGAAAAGCCAGGAACCACTTACGACCGTAAGATGGCTTCTGCAACACCAGGACAACGTGGCCCACTACGTTTTGAAGAAGGTCTTGCAACTGATACTGACATTCCTAGCGAATTCACTAACGGTGCAATGCATGGATACGAACCTGCACCAGGTCGTCCAAACCGTAACAAGCCTGTTCACACAAAGACAGCAGAAGAAACAATGCGTGAACGCGCACACGTTGGTTCTGCAGCATGGGTAGAAGCACCAGCAAGCCTTACTGATTTTTCAGCAGGCGGATTTGCTGACCATGGAGATAACCGCATTGAGCGCGTAATTCGCAGCGGTGCAAACCAAAAAGCATCTAACCCAGCAGTAGTAAACGATTAATTAGGTTTCCTACCCCCGTTCAGCATATTTGAAAAGCTGCGGGGGTAGGTTCCTCATTTCTAAGGATTAACAATGGCACTTATCTCAGGTAAAGAAGTAAAAAAGACGGAAGAGCGCGTAGCCGCAAATCCTAAACTTTGGAACATGATTACCGCTCAAGCGGGAGCAAAGTTCTCTAAAAACTCACCTGCCCGTGGTCACTGGATTCATGCTAAATACAATCAAATGGGTGGTCAATACGTCAACTCTAAAAGAGAAGTAGACCCACGTTTTCGAGATTACGCACACGAAGAGATAGAAAAAAAAGAAGAGCAGCAAAAAAAGAAGGTTGTTAAAAAAGTTGGCAAGGCCAATATCCGCGGCGAGCGTATTCGCTAACCTTATTTAATTGTGGTAGTCTTTGTCTATATGTAAGAAAAAGGTGGAATAGTTGAGCGGTATTGATTTTTCTCCCCCCTCTTATAGGGCGGCGTCTAGCGACCTAACTATCTCCATTTCTCCACTAGGTTTAGTGGAATTGGCTGATGAAGAATTTGAAGTTCACGGTCCTCGTCTAAATCGCTACTCCCTTAACTGGGCTATGTACCTTGGTCACCACTACTCATATCGTCGCCAGGTGGGTGATGCACAGCTAGTACTTAACTACTACCGTGCTTTTACAGATTTTATTATTAACTTTACTTTTGGTAAGGGCGTTAACTTCCGCTCACCAAAGGAGACCGAAGCTATTGTTCCTGACCTACTTGAAAGAGTGTGGGAAGTAGATAACAACAAAGCAACAATTTTATGGGAGATGGGCCAGCAAGGTTCGGTCTCTGGCGATTGCTTTATTAAGGTAGCTTATGAAGAAGCATGGGTTGACCCATCAGGTATGGCGCACCCTGGACGTGTTCGCATTCTTCCCCTTAATGCTGCTTTTTGTTTTCCAGAGTTTCACCCACATGACCGCGAGCGCCTTATACGCTTTAAGTTAAAGTATCGTTTCTGGGGCACATCACTAGAAGGTACTCGTCAGGTATTTACTTACACTGAAATTCTTACAGAAGATGTGATTGAGGAATACATCAACGATGAACTTATTGATTCTCGCCCTAACCCGCTTGGTACTATTCCCATTGTTCATATTCCAAATGTTCGCGTTAGTGGTAGCCCTTGGGGTCTTAGCGACGGTCATGACATTATTAATATTAACCGTACTTATAACGAGACTGCTACTGACATCGCTGACATCGTTAATTATCATGCTGCTCCCGTCACAGTCATCATTGGTGCCAAAGCTTCACAATTGGAAAAGGGCGCTAACAAAGTCTGGGGCGGTCTACCGAAAGACGCGAGGGTAGAAAACCTAGAAGGCGGTGCACAAGGACTTAAGGGAGCTATGGACTTCCTATCAATGCTTAAGAAGTCTATGCACGAAATGATTGGTGTTCCTGAGACCGCCCTTGGTCAAGCACAGCCAATCTCTAATACATCTGGCGTAGCGCTATCTATCCAGTTCCAGCCTTTGATGAACCGCTACCACCAGAAGATTGTTCAGTACGCACGTGGACTAGAGCTTGTTAATCAGCTTATCCTACGCAGCCTTGCGGTCAAGGAGCCAGAAAGCTTTATTTGGGACCCAACAACTAATACAAAGCTTAAGAAGGGTCAGGTCGACCGTCTAGACCCTAATGACCCACTTACCTATTTAACTTACGTACATTTCCCACAGCCACTTCCACTAGACAAGTTGATTGCCCTTAACGAAGTTCAATCTATGCTTTCACTAGGGTTGGAGTCTAAGGAAGGTGCTCTTCGTACCCTTGGTGAAGAGTTCCCTACAGAGAAGCTTAATGAAATCCGTCAAGAACTTATGGACGATGCAGTTGCTGATGGAGCCCTTAAGCTCCTACAGACTCAGATTGAGCAAGAAATTGCTGAACTTACAGGCACTATGCCTAACCCTGAAACTGGAGGCGCTCCTGGCGCCCCTAGTGCAGCTGGTGCTCCTGGAGCCCCAGCAGTACTACCACCAACAATGGATGAAGCGCTAGGTGCCGCCAATATGGGCGAAGCAGACCTACGTAACAAGTTGGTAACTGAAGCTTATGGCACCGTTCTCCCACAGAGACGTGTACCAGAAGAATACGAAAAATAAGCGTTTACGCTGACATTTTTTGTGTTAAGCAAGAAAATATATACAACGTTCGGTCATATGTGTTACGCCAGTAATGGCATTCGGAAAACGACCTCTAGGAGAAAAAGGAATCTTTATGGATACAGCAGAAGTTAATGCGGAGGCCTTTGCGGTCGAAGCAGGAGTTGTTCCAGTTGTAGCTGAGTCTTCAGACAACGCAGTTGTCGCTGACGCACTTACTACTAAGGCAACTTCCAAGTTTTATACGGAAGATGACTTGGCTCGTGTACGTAGCCAAGAAAAAGAAAAACTCTACCCTCAGATTGATAAACTGAAGGAAGAACTAGATGGCATTAAGAAAGAGCGTGAAGCAGAACTTGCTGCACGTGCTGCAGATGCAGAAGCGAAAGCTAAGGCTGAGCAGGAAGCTCTTGAAAGTGACATGGATGTTCGTACCTTGCTTAAGACCAAGGAAACAGAGTGGCAGGAGCAGTTGGAGCGTGAGCGTCAAGAACGTGAACGTGCCTTCGCTCTACTGGAACGCGAAAAGTCTTTTGCTGACCTACAGAACTACCGTTCACAACGTGTAGACGCAGAACGTGAAGCTATTATTCCTGAACTGTTAGACCTAATCAGTGGCAATACCCCTGAAGAAGTTGACGCAAGTATTGCAGGCTTGAAGGAACGTTCCGCAAAGATTCTTGAATCGGCGCAGTCTGCTATGCAGAATGCACGGAAAGAAATGACGGGGACAAGGGTAACCACGCCCCCGCTCGGACAAATGGACACCAATATGGACCAACGCTCGTTAACGGCTGAAGATATTCAGTCAATGTCGATGAATGATTATGCAAAATACAGAGAGAAAATCTTGGGCGCTACAGCTCGAGGTAAGTCTCGCGGCTTGTTCGGGTAAATCCCACAATCCCAAATCCAACCAACAAGGAGTAAACAACTAAAATGGCATCTGGTATTACGGGTACTGGCAATCTAGCCGCAGCCCCAACAGCGTACTCAGGTACAAACACACAGTTGACTCAAGCGATTCAGACAATCTGGTCTAAGGAAATCCTTTTCCAGGCTATGCCTATCCTTCGCTTTGAGCAGTTCGCAGTCAAGAAGACTGAACTCGGTGTTGCACCTGGTCTACAGATTAACTTCATGCGTTACAACAACCTCGGCTTTGCTAACGCACTTGTCGAAGGTGTTCGTATGCAGACAAATGCGCTTACAGCACAGCAGTTCTCAATCACAGTAACAGAGCATGGTTATGCTCTTGCTGTATCAGAGCTATTGCTTAATGCTTCATTCGATGACGTAATGGCTTCAGCCTCACGTCTTCTTGGTCGTAACATGGCTATCTATCTTGACCAGCTATCACGCGACACACTATATGCAGCGACTTCAACAATCTACGGTGAAGACCGCTCATCACTCACAGCTGTAAACAACTGGTACGCAGATGGAACAACAGCTTCATCTCGTGCAGCTATGACAGGTACCTACTACTTGACACCACACACAGTCAAGGACGCAGTAGAGACCCTAGCAACAAAGAACATCCCTCGCCTTGGTGAGACATATGTTGCTTTCGTTCACCCACACCAGTCACGTAAGCTACGTGACAATCCAGAATTCATCGAAGTAACCAAGTACGCAGCTCCAGGTAACTTCATGCTTGGTGAAATCGGTCGTTTGTACGACACAGTATTCATTGAGACCACACAGGTTCTCAAGGTTGCTGGCGGTGCTGGTACTTCTTACACAACTGACACAACTGTTGCTAACCCAACTGTAACAGCTGGTGGTGGCTACATCACTCCTGCTACAAAGACAGGTAACGGTGGTTCAGACCGCTACGCAGCTATCTTCATTGGAGATAACGCATTCGGTCACGCAATCTCTCTTCCAGTTGAACTCCGCGATGGCGGTATTCTTGACTTCGGTCGTGAGCATGCTCTTGCTTGGTACTCAATCTTCGGTCTTGGTCTAATCACTGACCAGTCTGTAATCATTGCAGAAACCAACTAAGCACTAATGTGCTAATGGGGGAGGGCTACGGCCCTCCCCCACTTTAACAGACAATAATTAGGAGAATATAAATGGCAAGTAAAGTAAAACCATCTGATGTCACAGGTCGCGCTCGTGAAGCGCAGATTTCTGATAATGCAGAAGCATTGCAGTCTCGTTCATCAGAAATGTCAATGGCTACCGCCAACGCTCAGATTAAACTTGAGACCGAGGTCCTAGACGCTACTACCCCTAATCGGGCAACAGTAATCGTTGATGAAGCTACAGTTGTAAGCAAGGGAGATGACACAGTTGTCATCCGTGTTGTCGAGGATATCGAAAACATGACCCTAGGTGCTGGCAACTTCTATAACTTCAAAGCAGGACAGAAGTACAAGGTTGACAAGCAAGTAGCCCAGCACCTTGAAGAAAAAGGTTATTTAGCTGGCGTTATCTAGCATTAATTTTGGCGGATTAGCGGGCACATTGATGCCCGCTTTTTCGTTTGTACGGATTTTTTGTCCATTTACTGACACCATGTATCAGTAGCGTTAGGAGTAAATGAGTGGCCCTCTTATCGGATTTGGTATCTCGCGTTCGCCTAGAACTTGGGGACCAAGGTAAAGAGTTTACTTTTACTGCACTTGGAGATGGTGTAACAAAAGAGTTTTATTTAAACAATAAGCCTATTGACGCATTTACCCTTACAGTCACGGTTACCGAAGAGTACATTCCAGCACCTACTGGCTACAAGCTAGAGGTAGACCAGGGAATCATTCGTTTTCAAAATCCAATCGCTGACGGGTCACTACTTACAGTCCACGGTACTGCTTACCGTTATTTTTCTGACTCTGACATTGAGCGCTTTATTGATACAGCGGTGGGTCAGCACTTACATGAACGCACAGACGCTTACGGAAGCAGAATGTCAATCGGTGCTATCCCAGCAGTTGAAGAGTATCCAGTAGCTATCCTTTCAACTATTGAAGCTCTATGGGCCCTAGCTACTGACGCATCTTTTGATATTAACATCACTGCCCCAGATGGAGTGGTAATCCCACGTAGCCAGCGCTGGCAGCAATTGACTTCAATGATTCAACAGCGTCAAGAACAATATAAGCAGCTTTGCTCTGCTCTCAATATTGGCCTATGGCGTATTCAAATGGGTACCCTACGTCGCGTTTCTCGTCACACCAATAAGCTTGTTCCTATCTATATGGCACAGGAGATTGACGACTCACGTAAACCAGAACGTGTGTATCTACCAAACGATTTAAATGGACGCCAAGTATTCCCAACTACAGTTCAGGCATACGATTTAGTTCTATATCAGGGTGACAGCTTTAGCCAAGACTTTGTTCTAGGAGCATCTGTTACTGGATTGGTATTTAAATCAGAGCTTAGAACCTACCCTAATTCACCCGCTAGATATGCGTCCTTTACTGTTACAATTATAGACGCCGCAACTGGACGTATAAGAATTACGCTTACTCAGTCCGCTACTAAATATCTACCAGTGCGACTATTCTGGGATTTGCAGGCTACATCTACTACAGATGCAACATTCCAAAAGACATTTTTGCGAGGTCAAGTGTTCGTAACCCAACAGGTATCGGTGGATTAACGTGGCAGATATAATTATTGTTCCGCCAGATAATGGCAACTGGTTCCCTACCCCAACGGGTCCTACAGGTATTTTAAACGGCCCTACTGGCCCTACTGGAGCAACAGGCCCTACAGGTCCACAAGGAGATTTTTCACAGTTCCTTGGTACCTTTGCAACTCTTACAGCTTTAACAACTGCGTACCCAACCCCAACACCTAATCAGTGGGCGTTTGTACGCATCACAGGTGATACTGCAAATATTCGCGTCTATCGTCGCAGTAACAATGCTTGGGTATTTGACACACTTCCACTACCTGCTGGCGCAACAGGAGCAACTGGTCCTACTGGACTTACAGGTGCAACAGGCCCACAAGGTAATCAAGGTAACGCTGGTGTAACTGGTCCTACTGGTCCACAAGGTGTATCTGGTTTAGCTGGAACTACAGGCCCTACTGGTGCCCCTGGTCAAGGTTTAAATCTTCTTGGAGAGTACGCAACACTTGCAGCATTGCAAGCTGCACGTCCAACAGGTACAGCTGGTGACGCTTGGTTACTTGCTAACGGTAATTTAGTTATTTGGGATACCGTTACTTCAGCATGGAAGAACGTTGGAAACTTAGAAGGCCCTACTGGTGCAACTGGTAGTACTGGTCCTACAGGTGCAACAGGACCTCAAGGAGCGCTTGGTCCTCTTGGACCACAAGGTGCACAAGGTGCTACGGGTGCTACTGGAGCACAAGGACCTACAGGTTTAGCTGGTCCTAAGGGTGACACTGGTGCTGCAGGTCCTCAAGGTATTTCAGGTTTACAAGGTCCTACTGGTCCTATTGGTCTTCTTGGACCTACAGGTGGTCAAGGACCTCGTGGTGTTGGTTATGGAAACGTAACTTCTGTAACCGCTCTTTCTTATACTCTTGGTAGTAAAGTTTTCACTTTATCTAGCGCTGACCACGCTTTTATATCAGGCATGAGAGTACGTGCAGTTCTTCAATCTAACTCAGGTATATTTCTTGAAGGTCGTGCAACAGTAAGTAATGGTGGACTTACCCTCACTATAATTGCTGACAACGGTCAAGGTGGAGACTTTAACGGGATTTACAGCGGTTGGGTTTTTGCAGCAACTGGTGAAGTTGGTGGTATCGGTGCTGTTGGTGACACTGGTCCAACAGGACCTACAGGCGCGGCTTCAACAGTCGTAGGACCCACAGGACCTGCTGGTACATCTGGCGGTATTGATTTAACAGTAACCGCAGACTCCACACCTAATTATGTAATCAACGGATTAACAAATCCAACTATCACTGTTATCCGTGGTCTTCGTTATCGTTTAACTATTAATACAGTTGGAAATAGATTTAGAGTACAGACTACACAAGGTGCGTATAACGCTGGTACTCAATACACAACTGGCTTTACTAACCTAGGTATTGAATCTGGAACTATCTTCTGGGATGTTCCATTTACAGGCCCAGCTACTTTATATGTTGTTTCTCAAGACAATTCTAATTTAAATGCAGTCTTTACTCTAACAGCTGCTGGTCCACAGGGTGCAACGGGTCCAACTGGTGCAACAGGTGCTGCTTCTACAGTAGCTGGCCCAACAGGTCCACAAGGAGCTGTTGGTCCTACAGGCGCAGTTGGTGCAACTGGTCCACAAGGAAATACTGGTTCCCAGGGTATTCCAGGTCTTCCTGGTGCTCAAGGAGCAACAGGTCCACAAGGTCCACAAGGTATTGCAGGTTCTACTGGTACTCCAGGTGCTGTGGGTACTGCAGGTGCTACTGGTGCTGTTGGACCTACAGGTGCGACTGGTGCTGCTGGTGCATCTATTTATGTACTTGGAACTTACAACAGTTTTGCAGAACTTACCTCAGCTCAACCATTTGGTGCTGTTGGAGATGGTTACCTTGTAAACGGAAACCTCTTTGTATGGGGCGGTTCTTCATGGATTAACGCTGGGTTTATTCAAGGACCTACAGGTGCTACAGGTGCTCAAGGAGCACAAGGTTTACTTGGTCCAACAGGTGCTCAGGGTAATCAAGGTACACAAGGTGTTCAAGGTGTCCAAGGTCCAGTCGGCCCTACAGGTGCGGTTGGTCCTACAGGAGCAACTGGCGCACAAGGTATTCAAGGTGTTGTAGGTCCTACAGGTGCTACTGGAGCTGCATCAACAGTTCCTGGACCTACAGGACCTCAAGGTGTTGGTCTTCAAATCAAGGGAACATTCAATACTTTTGCTGAACTTCTATCAGCGGTTCCAACAGGTGTTACTGGTGATGGCTATCTTATTGCTGGACAGCTTTATGTTTGGCAGGGTGTTCAGTGGGTCAATGCTGGAACTGTTCAAGGACCTACTGGTGTAATTGGTCCACAAGGACCAACAGGTGCACAAGGTGTTATTGGTTTAACTGGTGCCACAGGTGCAACTGGTGCCACAGGTTCTACAGGTGCGGCTCCATTTACAATTATTGGAACTTGGCAGCAAGGTATTACTTATTCTCCAGGTCAAGCAGTCTTCTACGACACCCCTACATTAAAGGGAACTTATGTTCGTAGAAACAACGCTTCAACTCCTGGAATCACACCTTTAGAAGACCCAGCAAACTGGTTAGCTCTTGTTGCTGCAACTATTGGTAATACAGGTCCTACAGGACCGCAAGGTTTAACTGGTTTACAAGGCCCATTAGGACCTACAGGTATTCAAGGACCAACTGGTCCTACAGGAAATCAAGGTTTACTGGGTCCAACAGGCCCTACAGGCACTACACTACTTAACGTAGATGCTGGGACTCCAACTACTAACTATGGTGGAGTTGATGTTATCGACAGCGGAGGAGTCATTCAGTAATGGCAATTAAAGTACAGTTACGTCGCGGAACAGCGTCGCAATGGTCAACAACAAACCCTCTGCTTGCAGAAGGTGAGCTTGGTCTTGAACTAGACACTGGAAAATTTAAAATTGGCAACGGTACACAGCTTTGGAATGCGTTAGTATATGCCAGTGGTATTCAAGGTCCAACTGGACCTGCAGGTGTTGCTGGTGCAAACGGCGCTACTGGACCCGCTGGTGTAGATGGCGTTGCGGGACCAACAGGACTTCGTGGACCTACAGGTGTTGCAGGACCAGCTGGTGATGGTGGACGTGGTGAAGAATTAGTTATGGATGCTCAATTAGAGCTAGGACTATTTTTTCCTCGTTACTCTCAGACCAGAACAACAACAGTTACATCAACCGTTATTCCACCGATAGCGTTAATTTAGGAAGGTAAGTGAATGGCACGTAATATTGCTCCAGAGGCGTATGTATTTAATCCGACTCTTAAAACAATCACTATTAATCGTTATATCCAAGAGAAGCACATCTTCCTTATTGTTAACTCAATCTTTAACAAAGTACTATTTAACTTCTCTGACCCAACATTAACAGCAACAGTCTCTTACATTTACCCAACTTACAGTATTTCAAACACTACTGCTGAAACCGTTTATAAGACGGTCATCACTTTGACAGGCTCTGGCTGTGACACCACAGGCATGACATCTGGTGACGTTCTACAGATTATTCTTGATGACGAAGAGCAAAAAGTAACTTTTGAAGATACATTTATTGACGGAGCACAAAAGCTTCGTACCTCAACTCCACAGTCTCTTATGGATACTGACTTTGAATACTCAGTACAGCCATCTAAGTGGGAGTCTTTATTCTTAGCTAATGGCTACCCTTCATTCTTTGCAAAGGGTACTGGTGGTAACTCATTTGATGTTCTTACAGTAACTGGTGATGGTATTCGCCCTCGTTCAACTATTACAGTAACAACAGCTCTTCCTCACGGTCTATCTGCAGGTCAGATTGTTTCTGTTCAGGAAACACTTAACTATCTTGCAGAAGGTACCTCTCTTGTAACAGCTGTTCCTTCAACAACCACTTTCCAGTACACAGCTCGTGGAGCTGTATCTGGTGATATTCAATCTGGAAGTCTTACATCTATCTACGGTGGAGATATCTTTGATGGAGCTCACATCCCTGGCGGTAACTTCCCAATTGGCGGTGTTAACACGCTTAATCGTTGGAGAGCAACTACAGATGGTGCTGCACCAGTATCAACAGTAACAGTTATCTTTGACCAGCCACACGGAGTATTTCCAGGAAACCTTATCGTTGTTTCTGGTACTAACAGTATTGATGGTAACTGGCAGGTAACTAAAGTTGCTACACAGACAAGCTTGGAATTCCAATTGTCTCGTCAGCAGTCCGCTGTATCAGTCCCTACTACAGCTCTTATCTTTACTAAGGGCGACTCATACGTTGTACACCGTCCATATGACGGCGGTGTTTCTATTTCTACTGCAACTAACTCAATGGGTTCTCAAGTTATTCGTCAAACCCGCCGTTACTTCCGTTACCAGTCAGGTAAGGGAATGCAGTTTTCAACAGGTGCACAGCTAACTCCTGTATACGATGTAGAGCAGCTATTTATCAATGGTGGTTCTGTTGGTCCAGCAATTGTTACAGTTAAAACTGTACAAGACCACGGTATGCAGGCAGGCGTGAAAATTGATATTGAAGGCGTTAAAACACGCTTTGCTTACAACCCATTTAATGGCGATGATATTACTGTTACTCGCATTATTGACGTTAATACATTTGAGTACGCAGTAACTCTTACACAGGCACTACCTGCAGTAGACTGGAACCCAGCAGGAACTAACGTCTACATCCATGCTCGTAAGTGGTATGGCGCTGTTACACGTGCTGGTATGTATGATGACCAGAACGGTTTCTACTTTGAGTACGATGGTCAGAAAATTTATGCTTGCCGTCGACATTCAGAAAAAGAGGGTATTGGTCGCGTAAACGTAACTAAGAATTCAAGCTTTGTTACTGGATTAAATACTCAGTTCCGTAAGCAGTTAACAGTGGGTCAGTCTATTGTTATCAAGGGTGCTTCTTACAAGATTGTTTCAATCAACAGCGCAACCTCTATGAATATCTCCCCTGCTTATCGCGGAGCTACTGGTACTCGTACTCGTTACCTACTTACACAGTCTGACCGATTCCCTCAAGAACTTTGGAACGAAGATAAGTTTGATGGTACAGGCGCTTCAGGTTACAAGCTTGACATGGGTCGTATGCAGATGATTTACATCGACTACACATGGTACGGTGCTGGAACTATCCGCTTCGGTATGCGTGGTCCTAATGGAAAAATTTACTGGTGCCACCGTATGCCACAGAACAACGTTAACAACAGCGCATACCAGCGCTCTGGTAACTTGCCTGCTCGCTACGAGGTTTCTAATGACCCATCAATCTTTACTAAGATGATTGCTGGTGCTGCTGGAACTCTTGGCGCTCAGCTTGCTCCTAACGACCTAAGCTTATGGGTAGAAGACGCTAGCGCGTTCCCACCTGCTGGCTTCATTTATGTTCGTGATGCAGTGAACTGTGAAATTATGCGATATACATCTATCGATGCATTCAATGCAGCACCTGGCGGATACAGGATTAATCTTGCGCAACGTCGTGCGTCTATTACACAGGTTTACCCAGACCTACCGTTCACTTACTCTGGAACTACAACTCCAGTAACATTTACTCCAGACTCATCTATTACAGGTGTTGGTGGAGATGCTCAGGTTGCAGTTCAGTCTATTACTCAAAACTGCGCACCTATCATCAGCCACTGGGGTTCTTCAGTAATCATGGATGGTCGTTTTGATAACGATGCTAACTTCATCTTTACTGGTGGTATGACAAAGCTTCTTAATGTGGCACCTGGTGTTACTCGCCCACTGATTGCTATTCGTTTGGCACCATCGGTAGACAACGCTATTGCTCGTAACTTTGGTATTCGAGAGCTTGCTAACCGCATGCAGCTTCAGCTTAACTCTATCGGTGTTTCTACAAACGGACAGTTCCGTATTGATGGAGTTCTTAACCCTGCACAGATTCTTTACAACTCCTACACACCAGCTAACCTTACAACTACCCGTTCATCCGTAACTGGTACTTCTGGTCAGATTACTATCACTATTGCTGATACAACTGGTACTACAGGTATCATCCCAGGTATGTTGGTATCAGGAACTGGTATTGGCGCTGGAGCTCAGATTTCCTCTGTAACAGCTAACATCATCAGCCTATCTGTTCCTAACAGTGGAACAGTATCTGGAACCATTACCTTCACCCCACGTTCGGGCTTTATCGGACTTCCTGATGACTGGAGCCGTGACCTTGTTGGTTCTGGTTCTTTGGCTCAGGTTATCTACTTTGATAACTCAGGTCCTGGAGCGGGTAACGTTCAGGCAGCCTCTGGACGTGTCCTTGGTGGAGACTCTGTAGCCTCATTCTTTACTGAAAACGGCGGTGGTGGTACTAACTACAACGTCTCTAACTACGACCTTCGTACCGTCCGCGACCTTGGTAACTCAATTATCTCTGGCGATGGAAACGTCTCAAGCCCTTCATACCCTAACGGCCCAGACGTTTTGGTCCTAACAGCGACCAATATCGGAGCTGCAACCGCCAACATTTCAGCTCGTATCTCATGGATTGAGGCACAGGCATAATGTTAAAGGTTTACAGTGCCCCTTTTTTAAAAAACGCTATACTTTTAATAACCTCGGAAGGTAGGTAAATATAGAATGCCTGATTATACATCCTTAGCTACGCAGATTGATTCCGTTAAATCGGAAATCACAACCAGCCTTGCAGCTAGTACCTATACAGCACAAGAGCTAATCTACGTCGCAAAGACACTTGAAACTTTAGGCACCCTTCTGGGCGTCAATGACATTGTTGCTGCAACCGCTGACCGCGTAACAGCAATCACTACTGCTGGTACAACACAGGTTACTGCTGTTAATACCGCAGGCACAACACAGGTTTCTGCAGTCAACACTGCGGGAAATAACAAGGTAGCGGCTATTCAAGCAGAAGCAGCTAATCTAACCAATCTAGCGTATATAGGAGTACTAGCGTAATGCCAACAACAGTAACACGATTTAGAGCGGGTACAGCTGGTACTTCAGATGCAAGTGCCTATACAATCCCAGCTTCTAACACAGCAATCATCACTAACATCATTCTTTCAAACAAGACCGCTGCTACCCGTACGGTAACAGTCCTTACTGGAGGAGTTTCATTTTGCACAGGTCTACAGGTTCCAGCAAACGGTACTGTAAACTTTGATGCTCGCACCGTATTAAACGCAGCGGAGACGATTACAGTAACAGCAGACCAGGCGTCAGCTGTTGACTTCTTAATCTCTGGCGTATTGATTTCTTAATTAAGAAAAGGACAGGTAACTATCAATGGCAATTTCCTCAAGTAAAGACTTTATCGTCTTCCCGAATGACAATTCGGGTCGCTTGTTCATCAATGAGGCCACTTTTACAGCCAGTGGTACCTGGACTGCGCCTGCGGGCGTAACAAGCGCACAAATTATTCTCGTAGGAGCAGGCGGCGGAGGCGGCGGCGGTTCACAAGATATCGCTGGTGGCGGTGGCGCTGGTGGACAGGTAATCGTAAAGAACCTTTCTGTCACACCTCTTACAACTTACAACGTAACAATCGGTGCAGGTGGACAGGGTGGTCAGGGTGCTATTAACGGCGCTGCTGATACAACTAACACACTTCCTGGTGGTAACGGTTCTGCTACCGTATTCGGTAACATTACAATCGCTAACCTCTTAGTTAACTCTGATTTTGATTACAACATTAACTCATGGGATGCAGCAACCTACTACCGTTCAGCAACAGGTATCTCAGGTCAGTCTGCTATTACTGTATATCCAAACGCATCTGGTCTAGCGACTGGTCAGTTTGTGACAGGTACTAACCTTGGTACTAACGCTCAGATTGTTTCTATCTCAGGAAACACCGTTACTCTTTCTGTAGCTAACACAGGTACTGTGGCAACAGTTGTAGGTATTGGACAGGGCTCAACAGTAGTTCGTCCATCTAACGTATACTTCTACAACATATCTTCTGCGGGTTCAGACATTACAACTAACCCACAGACAGGTAACACTGCTGGTAGCCCATACTTTACAAATCTTTCTAACAACATCATGCAGCCAGAAGTAGCGCAGCTTGAAGAAGCAGCTATCCTTACTAACAACTATATTCGTCAGTATGGTACTGCGTTGTCTTCATTCTCAATCACAAACGCTGGTGTTCCTACAAAGCTTCCAGAAATGGTTGGTGGATACAGCAAGGTAATTAGCACTGTACTTAACTCAACAACAGTTACAGTAGACTCTACTCTTAATATTTATCCAAACATGTACATTGTTGGTAACATGTTTGCTTCAGGTACAGTTGTTCTTAGCGTTGATAGCTTAACGTCAATTACAGTATCTGCTGCAGCAACTTCAAACCAGACTAATCAGACAGTAACAATTTCTTACTCTGGTGCGTTTGGTATCAACGGCCTTATCGCTGGTACAAGCTCATCAACATCTGCTGGTGCACCTACATGGATTCAGTTCTCAACAATGAACTCAACCACAACATCTAACGGTACCCAGACATCTACAAGCTTCCAGGGTGTTCCTTACATCCCAGGTCAGACATATACAATGACTGCTTATATTTCAACTAACGTAAATATCAGCACATCAACCCCAATCCTCTTCCAGATTCGTTCTGCAGGAGCTTCATGGAATGCTATCTCAAGCACTTCATACCTTGGCGGTTCTAACTCTGGTACAACTAACTCAATCGATGCTGGTCAGGCTAACGGATTCTTCGTACGCCAGACAATCCCTGCTACATTGACTAACTACGGTGGAGCTTTCACAGCTAGCGGTACAGGTTCAAACGGCGCAACAGTAATTACTGTTGATAACGCTACAGGTATCTTGATTGGTATGGCTGTAACAGGCTCTGGTATTCAGTCAAACACTGTTGTATCTAACCTTGTTGGAACAAGCGTAACCTTGTCTCTAGCTACTAACGCACCTCTATCAGGTACAAGCCTTACATTCGGTAACCCATCTGGTGTTCAGATGCTTGGTTCTAACGTAACTGTTGGTCAGAACGGATGGCGCCGTCTTTCAGCAACATTCTCAACACCAGCTATTGCTTCAGCTCTTGCTAACGGTACATACCAGTGGGGTTCAACACCACAGTTTATTCACCCTGTAATCGTCTTCCAGCAGCCATCAGTTAACTTCTGGATTGACAACCTACAGCTTGAAGCTGGTAACACAGCTACTACATGGCGTATGCCAGTCTACCGTGAGGCTCAGTCAATGCTCATGCAGACTAACTCAACAAACGGTGCAAACCTTGAAACTTCACACCGCTTTGTTCGCGTTACTCCTGGAGTACAGTACTCAGGTTCTGCGTTCGTAGTTGCTACAGGTACAGCTAACCAGTACCGCCCAACTCGTGCGTACATTGAGTACTTCGATGCTGATTACAACTCAATCCTTCGTACAGAAGGTAACAACGTCTTTATTCCAATCTCTGGTGTAGCAACAGCTACACAGCAGATGCCATCAGTTACTTACCCAGTACGTGTAGCAGTTAACGGCGTTGCCGCACCTACAGCAGCACGTTTTGCTAAGTTTGGTATCTTGAACTTCCAGGGTGCACAATCTGCAACTGGTACTGTTTCTGAATACCACATCCTTGCTCCACAGCTAGAGCCAGCAGCGGTTGCAACTACATACAAGAAGGTTGATAACGTCAACTTCTTCTACGCAGGACAGGCTGGTCTAACCCCAATTGTTAACTCACTTGGAACTCTATCTGCAGAAGGCGGTGGAGGTGGTGGTACTTGGAACACTAACTCTCGTCACTGGCAGTATGGTCTTCAGGGCGGTAACAACGGTGGACACGCAGCTCAGGGTTCTTCAACATTCACAACACTTGCAGGTGGCGGTGCGGGCGCAGGCTCAGTGGGTCAACCAGCAATTATGTACGGAACACCTGTATCAAGCTCTAACTCAGTTGACCAGTACCGTACAACAGCTGGTTCTTCACAGCAGATTTGGCCTATGCGTGGTCACCAAGGTGGCTTTGCTGTATGGCACACAACTACAACTGGTACAGGACACGTTATGGGTCGCGCAGGCGATGGTGGTACTGGTGTTCTACTTAATGGTCTTAACTCAGGCTCACCTCTAGGTCTACCACTTGGTGGTGGCGGTGGTGGTGCGGGATGGAACGCGTCTAACTCTCAGACACAGGCAACACCTGGTATGGGACAGAACGGTGGCGGTAAGGGTGCTCCAACATGGATTTCAACCCAAGCTTCTACTACACAGGATTACTACGCACGTGGTCTTGATGCTATCCAGAACACTGGAGCAGGTGGCGGTGGTGGTGGTTCTAACTGGACTAACACTCCACAGACACTTCTTACACACAACTCTGCACAGGTAGCGGTTAACTACGAAGCAATTACATCTGAATTCTTTAAGTGGAATCCAGTTTACAACGCAGTAACCAACATCTCAGCACAGGCTGGCTTCTACGGTTCAAACGTTCTACGTACAGTTATTCAGGATACAGGTAATGCCAAGGTTACAACTTCATGGCAGTCATTCCCAATCCTTCCACGTATTGCGCTAGTATTCCCTGGTGTGGCTGCACGTCTAACAACTGCTCCTGGCGGTGTTACATCTGCACAGTTCACTGGTCTACCAAAGCGTGTACGTCCAACAGTTCGCTGGAAGAACCAGAGCAACGTCATCCTACGCGAAGACCGCCCTCCATTTGACATCGTGTTCTCAGGTACTAACACAATTACCTTCCTTGGACCAACAGGTGCTACATCTGGTTACTGGCAGACACTTGCAGCTCCTGCAGAAGCATCATTCTTTGATGTGACATGGGAGTACCTATACATGGATGCTGGAGACGTCGTTGACGTTGACCTTAACGGTTGCCAGTACTTCGGATACCAGAGCTTTGGTGGAAACGGCGCAGATGGCTTTGCTATGATTCGCTGGTTCGACAAGGCAGTACTCTAAGGAGATAGATAATGGCAAAATACGCATTCGTTGATAACGACATCATTACTCAGGTAATGGTTGCAAACTCAGAGGCTGACCTAGGAGCACTAGGTCAGTTATTTGAGGTAGTTAATATCGATGGTCTGAACCCAGAACCATCACGTGATTGGACCCGCGCTAACGGCGTATGGTTCCCACCTTCAACTCCAGAAGCAGCTAAGGCTCTTTGGAATGGCGCTGGGTTTGATGACCCAGATGCACCAAAAGCAGTAGAAGCTCCAGAAGAAGAAGAAGAAGAAGACAAACCTGCTAAGAAAGCGAGCAAGTAATGGCAATTTCCTCACAGCCAACGGTGTTGGCACAGTCTAACGATGCCTACATCAATGTGGGGGTTACAGGCCGTCTTCAAAATCTTGTAGGACAGACAGGCGCTGTATCTATCAATCCAACAAACGGTTCATTTATCCGTATTGCTAACCCAGTAGGTGCTGTAACAGTAACCTTCACTGGTGTGCCATCAGGATATGGAACACGTTGGCAAGTAGAAGTTGCAAACCGTGGCGCTAACGCTGTGGCTTTCAATGGTGTTACTTGGGATGGCGGCTCAGCCCCTACTATTGCATCAGGTACAAACAAGTCAGTTCTTGTATTCTACTCACCAGATGGTGGAACAACCATCTACGGTCGTCTAGAGTTTGCAACACTAGCTTAATAATTAAGATTAGTTCCCCACCGTCCTACGGGACTGGTGGGGCTTTTCTTTTTTAGGAGTATAATAAGCGTATGAAAATAGCCGTATACACTATCGCCCTCAATGAAGAGCAGTTTGTAGAACGCTGGTATGAGTCTTGCAAAGACGCTGACTACCTAATGATTGCTGATACTGGTTCTATAGATGGCACAGTTGAAAAAGCACGTGCCTTAGGAATCAACGTACATGTAATAAGCGTACGACCATGGCGGTTTGATGATGCTAGAAATGCGGCTCTTGCCCTACTCCCAGATGATATTGATATATGCATCTCTTTGGATATGGATGAGCTCTTAGCCCCAAACTGGCGTAAGGAGATAGAGAAAGCTCCTAAGGGAACTACCCGTATTCGATACAACTACACATGGAACTTTAACCCAGATGGCTCTCCTGGATTAGTATTTGGTGGTGACAAGATTCACGCTCGTCACGGTTACCGTTGGGTACATCCTGTACACGAGTGTCTATACACAGACCGCTTAGAAGAAAAAGAGTATTGGTCTCAACTAGGGCTGTGGCACAAGGCGGATGACAGTAAATCTCGCAGTCAGTACCTTCCACTACTCAAACTATCGATAGAAGAAGACCCACACAACGACCGTAACGCCTACTACTACGCTCGTGAACTGTTCTTCCATGGTCGCTTAGAAGAAGCTAAAGCTCAGTTTGAACGACACCTATCTCTACCTAAAGCTGTATGGAAAGCAGAACGTGCAGCATCTATGCGTTATATAGCTAAGTGCTCTATTGATGAGGACGAGAAGCTTAAGTGGTGGAAGCTAGCTATGCAGGAAGAGCCTGGCAAACGTGAAGCCTATGTTGAGCTAGCCCAGTTCCATTACGATAAAGGCCGCATGTCAGAGTGCTACACGCTCTGTAAGAAGGCAATCAATATTAAAGAACGTCAATTAGATTATTTAAATGAAGCATTTGCCTGGGGCCATATTCCATATGACCTAGCTGCAGTATGTGCGTATTGGCTAGGTGAAAGAGAAAAGGCTTTGGAGTTTGGACAAAAGGCAGTGGAGCTTAGCCCTACAGATGAACGATTACTTAGTAACCTAGAGTTCTACAAACAGGGAGTCTAATGAGAGCTCATAAGCCAGGCGGTAGATTTGACGCAGACTTTGAGACTACCGCCATCCTTAAAGGCGTTGACACAGACCTAAAACATCCAGTAGGAACAAATGCTGACTGGTGGGTTTTTGATTCGGTCAATACAGAACTAGACCCCATCTATGACGTTGGTCAGGATATTACATCCTCTGTAGGTGGCAAGGTTTGGACTGGCCCATACTCAGTCCCAGTAGTAAGAGCCGTCATCAAGCAAGGTGAGGCTAGGACTTCAGCAGTGGGTTTCTATAACTCAGACACTTTGCACCTAACTTTCAACATTGAAGACGTACAGAAGTTTGCACCTAACATTATTATCCGCCCAGATATCAACAACCGTGACCGTGTGGTCTGGCGTGGTCAGGTATACCGCCCATATGCTATCCAAGAGCGCGGAATTGTTGCTGACAGATTTACCATCCTCAGCGTAGAATGTATTCAGCTGATGCCTGAAGAGATGGTCAACGACCCTCAATTTGCTCAGTACGCTAACTAAGGAGTCTACATGGCTGTTATTCATGATGTGTTCACCGTAGGAACAAGTCCTACGCTTATCTGTGAAATCCCAAAGAAGTGCCCTCCCACTGCTGTTTTAATCTTTAATGATGACAACAACCCTATTTATATTGGGGATATAGATATAGCTACCTCTGGCAGTAGTCTTGGATTAAAGGTACCTAAGTCAACCGCTACTACACAGGTGTGGCTAAACGCTGGTGATAAGTTATACGCTATTTCTTCTGCAGGAACATCTGCAAATGCTATAGCTGTTCTATGGTCAAAGGTGATTGCGGATTAATATGGCTAAAGATACTAACCCTTGCTGGGATGGATACGTCCAAGTAGGTATGAAAAACAAAGGTGGCAAGAAAGTTCCGAACTGCGTTCCTGCAGGTTCTGGCAAAAAGAAGGTCTCCAAACCAAAGAAAGCGAGCAAGTAATATGTGTGCTACATGTGGATGTATGGGAAAGAAGAAGGCTGCTAAGAAGGTCGCTAAGAAGGCGGCTCCAAAGGGCATGTCTCCAAAGCAGAAGAAACTTGATGTTGATAAAGACGGCAAGCTAGAAGGCTCTGACTTTGCTGCCCTACGAAAGAAGAAGAAGTAATGTGTGCTACCTGCGGCTGCGGTAAGCCAAAAGATAAGCACGGAATGAAGTCCCTAAAGGACGCTAACAAGAAGTTTGCTAAGAAGGCTGCGCCTGCAAAGGCTAAGAAGTCTTCTATGGTACGAAAGAAAGGCATGTAATGGCTACACCATCATTTATGAAGGGCAAGTACACTAAGTCTAAGGACGAGAAGATGGACTCCCGCTTGCTTAAGAAAGCTGGTCTTACCGATAAGGAAGAGAAAGCTAAGTTTGAAAAGGCTGACAAGGCTCACGGCAAGAAGAAGAAGCCAGCCACAATTGCTGAAGACCGTAAGAAAGACGATGCAATTATTAAGAAGATTAAGTCCAAGGAAAAAGCCCATGAAGCCAAGGAAGGCAAGAAGGGCGAAAAGGCTGAGGACAAACGAGAGAAAAAGAAGTAATCGCTTAGGGGCCGAAAGGCCCCTTTGTGCTTTATCCTAGTACTGAGTCCATGCGGGACTCAAAGCTTCACCCTTGCGATGTACCTTGCTAACTCTATGGAGATGTCATGCCCGAGAATAAGAAAATAGACAAAGCGTCTGATATCGAATTCCGCGAGCAGATAACAGAAAACATCCCTGGAGAAATTGCCAGTCGTATAGTGTGGACTGGAGCTTTAGCATCGTATCTTGTAGGGAAGAAGCTTCGTGCAAAAAGACATAAATAGTTCTGAAGAGCTCGCTACTCTTTACGCTGAGTCTGCTGCCAAAGAGCTTACTTTGGAGCTTCGAGACCTGGCAGTAGCTGCAGGATGGCCTGCTGATGTGGCTCGTTCCCTTTCCGTTGTTTTAAGTAACGGCAGTTTAAATATAGATTATCCAGAAAACATGGATAAAAGAATCCAAGATTTAGAGTACGGCAATTCTCAAACCCCTCCTAAGAGCGTGTTAAGAAAGTTCATGTATCGCACAGAGGGTGTTGCTTCAGCCATTTTAGGTGGAGAAGTGTTAGACCAAATCGTCATGGAAGCTGAGGTGTTCTAATGGGTAACCCGTTTATTGTTGCTGAAGACCTGGCTTTAAAAAGCCATGTTCAAGGCATGCTTGTAGGGGACGAAAAAAACGCCGAACGCCCAGTAAAGGTGTGGTTTGGATACCCTGATGTTGAAGTACGTGCACAAGAATTCCCGTTTGTAACAATTGACCTTATTGATGTAATCCCTGCAAATGACCGCCAAAACTCTGGCTACCTATACGACACTGATAATAGGGGAACAGTGGCTCCAGAAGCTGGGTTTACCTATGTATATGAGATACCAGTTGCTTACGACCTTGTGTATCAAGTAACAACATACGCTCGTAATCCTCGCCATGATAGAGCTTTGCTTTATCAGATGTTTAATAAGTTTCCATCTAAATACGGAAAGATAGCTGTGCCAAATGAACTTGGCACAGAAATTGGCTATCGTTCTATGTTCGTAGATGGATTTGTAAAACGTGATGCAGTAGACGGTGAAACAGGTAATCGCCGTACTCTTCGTAACGTTTACACAGTACGAGTGGTTAGTGAAATGACCCCATCAGTAGCTGCTAAAAAGCTATCTACTGTTGAGGAAATTATTATTAACCTTCCTCAAAACAATTCGTATATCCCTTCCGTCTACGAAATCTTGTAACACATGTTCATTCTGTCTAACTTAAAGGAGATTATCTAATGGCATTTCAACGCCCAGGGGTATACGTCGAAGAGACACTAAACCCTATTCAACCAGTTGTTGGAGCTAACTCAGACTCTGTTGCTGCCTTTATTGGTGCAGCTGATAGAGGTCCAGTTGGTGTTCCAACTCTAGTAACATCTTGGAGCCAGTATGTTGCAGCATTTGGTTCTTGGAACTCAGTAGCAAGCAACGACTTGCCACTTGGTGTCTATATGTATTTCTCAAACGGTGGAAACCAAGCGTACATTGTACGTGCAGCAAACGCTGCAGTTTTAGCAACACGTTCATTAAATGACCGTGCTGTAAGCCCGTCAGCAACATTAACAATTGCAGCTAACAGCCCAGGTGCATGGGGAAATAACCTAAACGTTAGTATTGTTAACTCTATTACTACAGGTTATTTTGATTTAATTGTGTACGCTGGTGGAACAACAGACTCTAACGTTGTTGAGCGTTTTACAGACCTTAGCATGACACTTTCTGATAACCGTTACGCAATTACATCTGTAAACGCTTCCTCACAGTATGTAAGACTAACTGACCTTAACTCAGGTAACACAGGAGCTACACGTAACCCAGCAGTAGTAACCAACCAAGCACTAGCATCAGGTTCAAATGGAAATGCAATTGCTGGGTCTGACTACTCAACTGCAGCAGCTACCTTAGATACCGTTCTACAATCTTTGGTACTTAACGCTCCAGGAGTAACTGCAGCAGCTACTGTAAATATTTTGATTAACTATGCGGCTAGCCGTGAAGATGTGTTTGTAGTAATCGATGGTCAAGATACCACCCCAGCTACACAGCTAGCGCTTGCTGCTACCTATACACCTTCTTCACTTGCAGCTGTTTACTACCCAGCATTAGTAATTGCAGACCCAACAGTCACTATTGGCTCAGCAGCTGGTTTAACAAAAACTGTTGGTGCTGGAGCTGCTGTAGCTGGATTAATTGCTGCAACTGATTCAGTACGTGGAGTTTTCAAAGCTCCTGCTGGTTTGCAGGCTCGTCTTGCTGGCGTTGTTTCTGCTCGTCAGCTTACAAATGCAAACCTTGACGCTCTTAACTCAGCTGCTGCTCCAGTAAATGCAATTAAGTTTGTACCTGGTAACGGCTATGTAGTTATGGGCGCACGTACTCTTAAGGCTGGTTACGTGGATAAGTACGTACCAGTACGTCGCACACTTATCTACCTACGTAAGTCTCTTACAGACCTAACACAATTTGCAATCTTTGAGCCAAATGACGAAGCTCTATGGCGTCGAATTGATGCAACTCTTGAAGGGTTCTTAACAGCATTTTGGGCAGAAGGCGGCCTTCGTGGCGCAACTCCTGACTCAGCGTTCTTCATTAAAATCGATGGGGAAAACAATCCTCAGTATTTGATTGACAATGGAGAAGTGCATATTGAAGTTGGTGTTGCTTTGCAGCGTCCAGCGGAATTCATTGTAATTAAAATTGGTCAGTTTGACGGTGGAACCACCGTTACTGTGGCGTAAAGGAGACCCAATAAATGCCAAATCAAGCTAGTATCATAAATCGCTTCTCTACATTAGCGTCTGACCCACTTCGTTCGTTTAGGTTTTACGCGGACTTTGTGCCACATAAGGGACAAGATGTATTTGATAAGCGAATCCTTAATCAAAACAGTGCAAAGCTTCCTACCACAGGTAAGTCTGAAGGTTGGATTGGTGGCTTCAGCCAGATTTCTGGTCTAAGCATTAATACCCAATCTATCCAGTATCGTGAAGGCGGCTACAACACCACTGTTCATCAGATTCCTGGTATGACCACATTCACACCTATCACTTTCCAGCGTGGAGTTATCTACGGTAACGACCAAGCTCAAACATGGATGCGCGGTCTTTTTGGCGCAGTGTCAGGAGAAGGTCTTCGTACCGCTACTAACGCAAAGAGCTTCCGTGTAGATATTAATATCTATGTAATGGACCACCTAAGCGGTCCAGGTGCAAGCGATAAGAACGTTGAAAAGATGGTCTTTAAAGTTCACAACGCTTGGATTTCTACACTTAACTACACAGACCTAAATGCTGCTGACGGAGCGATTCTTTTTGAATCTATGTCAGTTGTACACGAAGGTTTGTCAGTTTCATATACACAAGGTGGAATTGGAACAACGGGTTCAAGTACAGGTTCTAGCGGTAGCAGCGGCGGTAGCAGCGGTGGCGGCAGTGGTCGTCCTTCTTACCGACCAGTATAATAAAAGCATTAAAAACTAAAAGGAGAATAATATGGCAGAAATCATTACAGATGCACAGCTAATCGAACAATTTGCAGCTCAGGCAATGGAGGAGCCCGCGGCGGTCATTAAGACGCGGGCACCTTCAGAGTCAGAAGTAAAACTTCCAGGAGGTCATATTGACCAAAATGGGGAGCTTCACATGACAGCAGAGGTTAGAGAACTTACTGGAGCGGATGAAGAGGCAGTGGCTAAAGCTGGTTCTTCAGGCAAAGCTCTTAATGTTCTTTTAGCAAGAGGTTTAGTAAAGATTGGACCTAACAAAGCTACTAACGATGACTTAGACACATTGCTGTCTGGAGACAGAGATGCAATCCTTCTAGGTGTTCGACGAGTAACTTTTGGTCAAACTACTGAACTAATGGTTCGTTGTAGCCACTGTTCAGATGAGCACACTACAACCCTAGATTTATCATCTGATGTTCCAACTACTTATTTAAAAGATGCAGTAGAAGATAGAACATGGGATATGGAAACAAAGTCTGGGGTAGTTACCGTAGCTCTACCTAACGGTATTACACAAAAGCGATTGATGGAGAACTATGACAAGACTCCAGCTGAGCTTAATACCTTACTACTATCTGGATGCATTGTTTCACTAGACGGATACCCATCAGTAGGTTCAGGAACAGCTTTGTCTTTAGGCATGGCTGACAGAAACAGAATTGTAGATGAAATCCTTAAGCGCAACCCAGGCCCTCGCCTTGGGGAGGTGACCAAGGCTTGTAAGGCATGTGGAGAAGAAATCTTCCTACCACTGTCCTTGTTAGATTTGTTTCGTCTATAGCGAAGCTGATTACGAAGAACTGTTAGACCAGTTTGAAGTTCTCACAAGAACTTTTACGGGTTGGACACTTTCAGACATACGTGCACTATCAGTTAGAGAAAGAGCTAACTGGATGGAGCGCTCTAAGAGAACGGTTAGGAGGTAAGGCAGTTGCTTAATTTACCAAGCGGTAAAGCTGGCTCGGTTATCTCTGATATTGCATCAGGTATATCCCAGTTAAGACAACAGATGCAGGGTCTTAAACAAGACACTAGCGGATGGGTAAACACCTTAGGCGGAGCCACCTCTAAATTCGGTTCAACTGCTGGGGGAGCTACTAACCAAGTAGCGCCATACCCAAAATTTAGCGTTGACGCTGACGGTGTTGTTAATTACCAGGGAACAACAAGCGGTAATACAGGCCTAGTTTTTCAGCAGAATGCTTTACAACCTTACGTTAATCCAACCTATGCAGCGCCACCACCAACTGGAAGAACACCTTCGGGTGGCGGGGGTGATTATCGAGCTGCCATGGCTGCGGGAGCACTTGGTGGTATGCAGGCAATGCCTGGTACAAAAGAGTCTGTTGATTATCAGCTTGCTCTTAGTCGTATGGTTTTTTACCAGCAAGCTCCTAACGCAACTGCTGGTAGTGGAAGTATCTTTAGTCGCCTTGGTATAGGTAAGGGTGACCCAGGAAGAGCTGGCGCACGTATTGCTGCAGAGCAACTGATGGCTGGTGGAACTGCAACTAATAAATTTGATGCGGTTAATGCTTACGCTACAGCAGCTCAGTACGGTTTGTCTGGACCTAACATGCAACAGATGATGATGGGCAATGCTGCTATGTCTAACCTTACTCCTGGTATTGGACTTGAAGGTTCCACACGTGCCTACGGAGCTATGCAGCAAGCGCGTAACGTTAACATGCTTCGCGGTATTGGTATCAAGATTCGTGGTGAAGATGGTTCTATGAAACCTATGCCACAAATCATTGATGAGATTTGGCGCAAGCTTAACCGTGAAAAAATTGGTGGAGCTGCCCTTAGCGTAGAAGATGTTCGTATCTCTTTACAGCCTGGTAATGCTCTTGCTTCTATGCTTGACCAGTACTTTGGCAATGACCCACTACTTCGTAAGCAAGTAGAGGATGGTCTTATCTTTAAAGCTCGTACTGGTGGCGGAGCCATCAAGAGCGGTGCGGAAGGTAAACGAGCAGCTGAACAAGCTGGTGCTACTACTGCCGCTGTATCATCTTTGTCTAATAGAACTGCAGAAGCATCTAAAACGCTTGGTCAAACAGCTGATGCTAACGCTGCTGGGTTTACTCAAGCTAACAATGTTATTAAAACTATAACTGGAATTGTAAATCTTTTTGATAGAATTACTGGAGTACTAAAGCTAAGCGGGCTCTTTAAAGGATTTGCAGACACTATTGCAAGTGCTGGAAACTTTGCATTTGCTGGCCCAGCTGGAGTTGTCAGTGCTCTTGGAGGATTGTTTAAAGCCGAGGGTGGACCCGTAGCAGGAAAGTCTCCGTACATTGTAGGTGAGCGTGGACCTGAGCTCTTTGTTCCTAAGACTGACGGAAAGATTGTTCCTAACCACGAGCTAGCAAACTACCCGTTCCGTGCTGGTGGCGGTGGCGTAAAAGCTGGGGGATATGGACTAGGGGATAAATCTAGCCCAGAAGATTGGGCTAAAGCAATGCTAAGAGCTTTGGGTGCCCCAGAAAAACAAGACTCTATTGATGCTCTAAAGACCTGGGCTAGATTTGAGGGTGGACACTTTTCAAACAACGGAAACCACGGAGCTAGATTTAATCCATTAAATACAAGTTTGAAACTCCCAGGCTCTGGCCCTATGAGCGAGAAGAATAAACTTGTTCAAAGATATCAAAACTGGGACCAAGGTATTGACGCTGCTGTAAAAACTCTTACAGGAAACAGGGCAGATGAACGTGGTTACTCTGCAATTGTTGAAGCACTTCGCAAGGGTGCCGATAAAGATGCAATCCTTGCTGCAGTAAATAAATCTGCTTGGGTACATGGAGAAGGAAAAAATAGTAACTACAAGTTTGCAGGCTCTAGCTCTAAGTATGATGTTGACTTTAAACCTGGTAGTAGCTCAACAGTGTTTAATAACGGAAACAGCGAAAGCAGCGGAAGAGTAACTTTGCGCTCTTTGATGGAAAGAGAAAAAGAAAGTACAAAAACTTTGCTAGCTGATTTAACAAAAAATATGGGAGAGTTCAATAAGAGCTCAAGCGCGTCTACTGGTCACACCTATAACTATGGGGGAGTTCAAATTAAGATTGATGGAAGTACTAACCCTAACGATACTGCTGCAGCTCTGAAGGCAGCTTTATCAAGTCAAGATACTATTTCAAAGGCGGCTAAATTCTAATGGCTGGACTATTTAAAAGACCGACTCCAAATAAAAAAACTTCTGCTGTAGCACCAAAGCCACCTAATGTTGGTGCAAGCGTTGGTAGAGGCTACCAACGCTTTGGTCAAAACCCTGGTATTAACACTAACCCGTCCCCAGCTGGGCCTGCGCAACCTAGAGGAAACACAACCATAAAAGACCCTGTAACTAAAATAAAACAGGACCCACCAAAAAACAAAAATACAAGAGGCTCAACTATAACTGCGAGAAATCGCAAGTCTCGTCCTGACCTAGATACTAATTGGAACTTACCGCCTTGCGCTGCAAGCCTTCCAGTAAGAGCTGTAGAGGTAGTTGGTTACGAAACCGTTTTTAGTCAAGACTTAGCTAGCATGCATAGATACCGCAGAGGAGCTATTTGGTTTTACGACACTGGTGCAGGCGTATCTAGTGTGGACAGTTCTGGTAACGTGCAGAATGCTGGCGACGCTGTTGAGGAGAAATACTCCGAAGATAAAGTCGCTAAACTTGGCTCAAAAGATAAAGACAAGATTCCTGAAAATGCATACGGTAAATATGGTTTTCAATTCTTATGGAATCCAGACCAGATTCAAGTATCTGTTGCTCGAAACATGGATGTAACTCCATCTAATGCTGACCGTTTACGCGGTGTGGCTGGAGCGTTTCCTGGACAAGAGTCTTTATCTTTTACTATTATTTTAGATAGAGTTAATGATTTTGCGTTGTTTAATCGTGCTGCTAATGGTGGAGCTGAAAAAGGCTCTAGAGTTGCTTACCCAACTTACAGCAAAGAACTATTAAAACAGTATAAATACGGATTAGATGTTGAAGGTTCAGCAACAGAGTCTAAGGTTAAAAAGCTTTATGACCTACATACATATGGAACTATGGCTGATTTAGAATACCTATTTAAATGTATTAATGGAACAGGTACAAACGCGGGTTCGTGGAAAACTCTTTTAGGTAAAGAGACCGCGGATATTGGATTCTTGTCTCCAACTTTATTAGCTTTTAGATTTGGAGAAAACGCAAAGACAGCGCTTTCTTATGTTGGTTGGATTACAAACCTGTCTATTAGCCATACGATGTTTACAGAAGAAATGATTCCTATCCGTACCTCAGTTAGCTTTAGTGTTGACTGTTTTGCTGGTTCTACAATTATCTAGGAGGCGTTGTGACTATTTATTCAGGTTCTAGGTACGAGTACTCTCTTATTGATTTCTTTTCAACAAAAGAAAACGGGGATGAGAACCCAACTGTTTTTTACACAATGACTGACTTAGGCGTAGTTACATACGCTTCACATTATTATTTGGACGGTGAAAGGTTAGATACCCTAGCTTATAAGTACTACAAAACTCCATCGTTTTGGTGGGTAATTGCTGAGTTTAATCCAGAGATAAAAGACTTTACAAACATTCCAACTGGAACAATACTTAGGATTCCTAGTGTTTAGTTATATCTCAGTTAACTTTGAAGACTCTGTAGATTTTCCTAAAAGAGTATACAGCGCTACTTTGTATCAAAAAAACTATGAGCATGAAATGATGAGCATCATGTTTAGAGATTGGGATGTTGACTACGACGTTGTAAAACCAGGGTCACCCGTATCTGTTAGCATTAAGGGAGCAACCTCTAGAAGAAATTTTTACGGGTACATTCATCACATTGAACCTAATAGAACTCCTGGAACTGCATTTACAGAAGTTGTTTTAATTGGTGGTTCTTTTCCTTTAAAGCAAGCTTCTCAAAAAGTTTATAGGGACCACACAGCTGACCAGGTGGTTAGAGACCTTGCTTCAAAGCACGGGCTTACTTATTACGGGGTGCCTCACCCACGTGTTTTTGAACAAATTTCACACACTGGAAGTACCGATTGGCAGATGTTGGTACGACTAGCTAAACAAATTGGTTACACAATTAGAACCCAAAACACAGAGATTTACTTTGAACCTATGATGGAAGACTTTAAAAACTATAGAAGTGAAGCTTCTACACTTGTAATGAGAGACGAAAGCAGCACTGATGGGTCTAACCTGTACAGCTTCAAACCCATTATTAGTGAGTCAATATCATTTGATGGGGACGACATGAAGGCTGCTCATGCAGTGCAGGGAGTGGACAGACTAGCAAAGTCTCCAATATCTATTACTAAACAAAAGCGACCTGCTAAAACAAAAGCTATAACTCAATTTGAAATGTTTGACCGTTTTAATACAGCAATTGTTGCTCCTAATGCTGAGATAGCTGCGTATGAAGCCGAAGCGGCAGACCTACGTGCCTCTTTTCCATATAGAGCTTCTGCTATTGCTCTTGGAGAACCAGACCTACGACCTAACATGCCTGTATACCTAGAAGGCATTGGCTCTACTTACAGCGGTTACTGGGTAATCCTTAGTACTCAGCATAAGTTCATTGAAACAGAAACTAACGTATTTTCTTATGTAACTGAGTTATCTCTAGGTACAGACTCTTTAGGTAAAGCTGTAAGTTTTGGCGGGTCTTTGGTATCAGTGCCACCATCAACTAAGATAAGAAAAATTGACCCTGGAATTAAACAAACTAAAGTGGTTCCAAAGTCTAAAATAATAAAAAATAACGTTGTATCAAATAAACGTAATACGGTAAGCTTTGGTAAGATAGGAAACAGAGCAAAACCAGTGGCTGGTGTTAGAGCCCCTTCTTTATGGAAAACAACAGCACCTGTTAAAAAGGTGACGTTTGTAGAGAAAAGAAGACCTCAAACGATTACTACAAGATTGCAAAAGAAAGCTAATTAATGGATGAGTTAAAGTTCTACGGTATCTATCAAGGTATCTGCGCTGACGTTGACGACCCAGAAAACGATAGCCGTATCAAGCTTCAAGTTCCCCAGGTTATGGGGCAGGAGATTACTGAGTGGGCTAGACCATGCCTTCCAGTAATTGCTAACTCTAACCACCCTGACCATAAAAAGCACTTGGCGGCTGAGGTAGCTGCCCTGCTTAATGCTCATGGAGACCACTCAGTTTCGGTATCAGGTACTACAGGTGGAGCAACGGTAAGCACCTTTGGTTCCCACACTCATACCTTCAGCGCTACCCAGACTTTAACTCATACTAATAACCACACAGGTAACAGCCTTAGCCTTGACCATGAGCACGAAACTGCCGAGGATAAAGACGAAAAATGGAATGATGACCAAGAGACAAACCAGACTCCTGAGCATACACCCCATAGACTTGTACCTAGAGTTGGTCAAAAAGTATGGGTTATGTTTATAGGCGGAGACCCTAATTATCCAGTATGGATGGGAGTTGAGTTAGATGGCTGAACAACGCGCTATATCCCTGCCCTTCTCCTTTAATAGTGCTGGAGAAATTTCTTACACAACAGACTTGAAAAAGATTATTCAAGACAGAGTAGTTTTAGCTGTAATGACTAGCTTTGATGAAAGAGTAATGAGACCGACCTACGGTTCTTATGTTCATAGAGCGGCTTTTGAAAATGAAAATGACGCAATTGCTAATGTGGAAAATGCCGTTTCAGGATGTTTTACTACATGGTTTCCATACCTTACATTAATTAGCGTTAACCCAACTGTTACAGATAATGGGTTAGAGTTTGAAGTATTTTATAATATGGGTGGCGACAGCATTATCCAAGATTTAAACATAAAAACAGACTTGCTTACAAGAGCAGGGGAAATTATAAGGGAGATACCAACAAATGGCTGATAACTTTGTGCCTCAAGTAGACTATACATCTAGAGATTACGAAGCTGTAAGAGCAGACTTAATCAACCTTATCCCTAACTTTGCGCCTCAGTGGACTAACCGCGACCCTTCAGACTTTGGTATGACACTGATTGAACTGTTTTCATATGTTGCTGATGAGCTAAACTTTTATATTGACCGTTCACTTAATGAGTCATTTTTGTCTACCGCTAGCCAGAAAAGCAGCGTACTTAATATTGCAAAAATTCTTGGGTATGTTCCTACAGGAGCAACTCCAGCAACTGTACTTCTTACATTTCAGAACTCTACTGCGGACCCAATTACAGTACCAGCAAAGACTCAGGTAGCTACTAGCGTAGTAAACAACGGACAAAGAACTCAGGTTATATTTGAAACAGATGTGGCTGTAACTGTGCCAGCAAAAGTTGGGGCATTAAACGGTTCAGCAACTGTAGCTGCAACTCAAGGTGAGACAGTTACTAATGAAGTTATTGGAGTATCTAACGGTACCCCTAACCAAATATTTGAATTAGCTCAAAGCCCAGTTATTAACGGAAGCGTATCCTTAACTATTGCGGGAGTTAACTACTCTCAAGTTCCCTACCTAATTGATTACCAAGAATTTGACCCAGTATTTATTGCAGAAGCTGATGCTGATAACGTTACATATGTAACGTTTGGAGATGGAATCAGCGGTCGTATTCCAGCTAATGGTGCTCAAATTACTGCTACCTACCGTGTAGGCGGAGGAATTCAAGGAAACGTATCAGCTAACACTATTAAGTTCATTCTTACAAACCAGGTAACTGGGTTGACTGTTGTGAACCAAAACGTGGGTGAGATTTCTGGAGCAGCATCTGGTGGAGCGGACCCAGAAACAACTGACTCTATCAGAGTAAACGCTCCGCAAAGTATCAGAGCTTTAAGCCGTGCTGTATCGTTGGCTGATTATTCATCTCTTGCTGTTCAAGTACAGGGAGTGGCTAAAGCAATTTCTATTGCTGAAGTTTATAGCAGCATTACTATTTACTTAGCTCCTTATGGAGACTCTGGACTTCAGTCTGATGGTTTGACCGCATCAACTGTCTTTAACAACTTAGTTGAGAAAGTTTATACCTTTTTCTCAGATAAGACTCCTCCAGGCACAACGTTGACATTCCAACCACCTAAGTACGTACCTGCTCAACTTAAACTTGACTGTGTTATCTTACCGCAATATGTTAAAGCTAAAGTTACAGCAGACATTCAGTCTGCTATTCAAGAGTTGTTTGCTTTTGACAACGTGGCATTTAACGACCGTATTAATCTACAAGATGTTCTAAGCTCTGCTAATGCAGTGGCTGGTGTATCAAGAGCCTCTGTGATTAAGATGGTACGAGGAGATGAAGAACAAACGTTCTCTATTAATAACAAGATACTTACAAGTAACGTAGCCACACTAACTACGTCCGCTACTCACAACCTATCTGTAGGTCAGACCGTACTTATCACTAACGTTGATGATACGTTTAATGGCACATACGTTATTACGGCTACAGCCCCAACAACATTTAGCTACGTATGTATTGCTACTAACGTACTTACTACTGCTGTAACTGGACTAGCAAAGGTAACAGTTCTTACCGTTCGAGATATTATCTGCTCAACTAATGAGCTTCCTCAACTAGGTACCTTTGACCTAACGGTAACTGGAGGCATCGAATAGGATGTCACGTTACGGTCTTGATTACTACAGCTCCCCTAGTTTCCCCCTAAGTTACTATGGTAGCGATAACCCATTAACTTTTGATGCTTCTCCAGTAACGGCTATCTCTTCTGGATACCTGCAGATAACAATTAATTGGGCAAAACCAGTCGGAGACTGGGACACCCTAAAGCTGATGAGAAGCCCGTACGGATTTCCAGTAAACATAACAGATGGTATAAACGTATTTACTACTGAAAAATCAGATAACGATGTTTCATATGTTGATACTGTAAATTTACAAAAACCAAAGTTTTACTACTATTCTATTTTTGTTAACGAAACTGTACAGGACACTTGGGTTCTAGCGGGTAAAGTTATTGGGTTTGCTGTACCTAACTATGGTGGCGGAAACCGACTATATGATTTAATGCCTGAAATTACAAAGATAACCACTCCCTATGTAGCGTCTTCAAATTACGACAACAGTGATTTAAGAGAGTTTTTATCTTTGTTTGGTTATCAATTTGACTACATTAAGGGCACGGTTGAAACTCTATTTGAAAGATTTAACTTTGAACAGATGTCTAACACTGTTATTCCTTTGTTGTTAAATCAGTTTGGTATTAACTTTGAACCTGAGATTGGGTTTCAAAACTCAAGAGTATTAGTACGTGACTCTGTGCAGCTATCAAAAGAAAAAGGTTCCTCACAAGGTGTTAGACAATACGTAAAAGCATTTACTGGATGGGCATGCCCTTCTCCAATTGAAGGGTCTATCAACCCTGTAGTGGAGGGTATTACATCAAGTCACAACTTAATGCTGGACTACAACGACTCCTCGTTTGAAGAGGGTATTGGACGTTGGGCATCTACAGACAACAGCGGTACCTTACGCCAGATTAAGTCTTACACGGTTAACTCTTTCTTTGTAAACTCCAATACCGTTCACTTAAATATTGGAGCTAATGGATATGCTGTTGGAGATTCTGTAACATTAAGTGGTTTTAAAATTCCTAAGTTTAATTCTGCTACCCCTGTTGCTATTACAGGCTCAGACCCAACAGGTATTGACGTAAATATTGTGGCTCCTAATATTGCATTGGTGTCAGCATTTAACCCAGACACTCAAAGCTACCCAACTGTTACCCCATACCCAGCAGCTCGTAATGAACCTACTGCTCCAGCCTTATACCCAAACAAGCAAAAAGGCTATCTATCATTAAGTAACGCTGGTTCAACTGCAGCAGTAGTGACCGCTAGTTGTGGAACATCTAACCCTATTGTTTACGGCATTCCAATAACATCTGGAGACCAATACACCTTTAGCGCGTACTCAGCCGCTAGCGTAACCTCTAGAACTTTTACTGTGGGTATTAGTTGGTACGACCGTCTTGGTACCTTTATGTCTACAACTACTGGTAACTCTGTATCTAACGTTGCGGGTTCATTCTCTGCAAGAGGGGTAGTGTCTGCTTCAGCTCCATGTAACATTACCTTTAACCCATATAACACTACAGCTGGAACCTTATATACAGACGGAACATATGCAAACGTGCCGTTAACCTACGTATCTGGAAAACAACCTACGATTCTTCCAAGAGTTAACGTAACTATATTTGGTGGAGCTGTTATTTCTATTGCCGTTATTAACGGTGGTAAAGGTGCGGATACAACAACAGTCTTTACTTTAAATAAGACAGACATTGGTAGCGCTAATGGTTCTGGGTTCCTTGTTACTACAAAACTTGTTCAAGAGTCTTACTACGCGGTTCCTGTTATTACGGTTTCTAACGTAGCTAACGCGGCATCTAATGAGCGCCACTATTTTGACAACTGCCAATTTGAACAAGCTAGCAGTGTTACTGACTTTGATGAGGCTCGTCAATCACACATCACTCTTAAAGCTAACCGAATCAATGAGTTGGTTAACCCTGTTCTTTTTAACGTAAGTAGCAACTTTGCACCTTGGTCTATTGTAAACGGTACTATTACACGACCAGCGGATATTACAACACTAACATCAACTGCCTCTGGTGTTGTGACTCTTCGCTCTTTTACTAACAACACTCAGTATATGAAGATTTTTTATCCTACTTCTGCCTACACATTTAGCTTGTATGTTAAGGGTGGGACTCAAACTAGCGGTAGTGGTTCTATAAACATCTTATGGTACGACTCATCAAAGACTTTACTGTCTACTAACACTCAGGCTATTACATTTACTAGCGCTGACTACTCGCGTCCAAGCGTCTCTGCCCTGGCCCCAGCTACGGCAGCCTATGCAACCGTTAGTTTAACTTGGACAGCAGACGCGTCTTCTAGAACTGTTTTGGTTAAGGAAGCTCTTTTTGAGAACTCTGGTTTAGTACTAGATTATTTTGACGGAACTAATGGACGTATTATCCCTGGCTCTGACCTGTTCTGGGAAGGTAATGTCCCTAACCAGGCTCGTAGCCACTACTACAAAAACTGCAGAGCTATCCAATCTCGTTTAGTTAAAGGTGCTTTGGACGACTGGGTTACCAGCGGCTCTACCTACGCCATATACCTAGCACAGCCAAATACGTAGTAGGATAGGCTCATGCTTGAGCTACTTCTTATCGGATGCTTTACAGGGTTCTTCCTAGCTGCCATACGTTCTTTGCTAGATGTCCTTAGTATCTTCATAGGTATTCAAATATTAAATGCTGGGTTCTCTATCTTATTCTCAGCAGTAGCTGTGTATTTAGTTGAAGTTTCAACTACTAAGAGCTACATCCTCTACACCATAGCGGGGGCATTCCTGGGGGCATCTTTACTAGCCCTTGTAGAAAGGGTCGCCACCTACAAGCCTGCCGTCATCAATAGCGCTCGCGAAGAATAGGTGTAGTATGTGGGCCACCTAAGGAGGTCCACATGGACAAGTACTATGTACTGGTAGCAGGAAACGGTGCGACAAGTCGCGCAAACATTGAGGCATTAATGGAAGACCATTACTATGCCAATGGTGAAGACGGCATTGTTGTTATGCCAATCTTTGGTAACCCAACACCGTCACAAGTTTTTGTTGCACAGTATGCAAAAGAAAAAAACAAAGAGGTTGTTTACGTAGCTTCAGAAGGAGCTAACCTAACTAACCTACCCGCTGGCTCTATGATTAATGACCCAGACCCAATAAACAAAGCTGTTGAAATCATTATTGGAGAGAAGACAACTGCTTTTCTTCTCTGGTCTGATGAAGATAATACTTCTTTAGACGTTCTAGTTGCATGTAAGAAAGCTGATATTAAGTGCTTTGACCTTACTGACGGCCTAGTCCCAATCAACCCATCTGCTGATATTAAAAAAGCGGAGGTGATTGACTTCCCAGAAAAAGAGCGCGTAACTAAAAGTGCAAAGGAGGACGAAGACGATGGCGCGGAGGAGGAAGAAAGCGGTGAAGAAGAAGAAGATGACGAAGAGTACGAAGACGAAGACGAAGAAGACGACGAAGGTCTTGAAAATCTCTACGCGGGGGTCGAAGAAATAGCCCGCATCTTTGCCCGTGCCTTCAAGGAGGAATTTAGCCGTAATGACACAGACACACCTAAGCCCTAAGGCTTTGGGGCTGCTCCTACACGTGTACGCACAGGGGGCTTCAGGAGGCTCCAAAGGCCTCTCAGAGGCTCTTGGGGTGGGTAAGGACTATGTTTCCTCAGGCTTGATAGAGCTGCGCTCTAACGACCTGATAGCCCTGATTAAAGGGAAAACGGACAAAGGGAACTTTTGGTCCACTGTGGAGATTACCCAGAAGGGTGTTGACATCCTCAAGAAACACATGAAGGATGGGAAGAACCGTGGCGGAAAACCCGCAACGGCACCGTTGCGGAAAACCCGTCCCTCTATATCACAGAATAGCTATCTAGCTAATTATCCTAATAGCATAGAAGCATATTCAGTTAACCAAGGGGACGCACTAAGTGCGTCCCATAAAGAACAAGAAGAATTTATCGAAGGAGTCGACATGTGGCTAGACCCAGATGACTTAGCAGCAGAGATAGAAAAGGACCGTAAGCGCAAGGCTGAGGAACGCACAGAGGCTAAACAGAAGAAGCACACTGACCGTCAGAAGATTAGGGCTTCACGTCCCGTTGAGAAGTGGACCCCTACGGATGTAGTTAATTACTTTGCGGAAGTGGTTAAGACTGTGTGGCACATTAGTGAGGTCACCACCAACCAACGTCCCGCGTTTATTAGTGCCATGAAAAATTTCCGTGCAGACTTTGATACTACTGGCGATATTGAAAAAGAAATTCTTGACCGTTGGATTGACAGTCAGAAGCACGATACAGATAAGCGAAGCCCAGACGCTCTCTTCTTTGGATTTATAAAGTATGCTCCCACCATGTTGGAAGAGGCAAAACGTGCACTGGCGCCAGAAGACCTATCACGTGTAGAGTCTGTTAAAGCAAAGCGTCGTGCACAGTTAGGAGTTGAGTGATGTACAAACTTGAAGACCAGAAGGTTCGTCGTCGTTCATGGATTAAGGCTGCTGGCATACCAAAGGCTCGTCTAGGTTGGACAGTAGATGATTGCAAAGACACTGACAAAGATGACATTGCAGATATTAAAAGCTGGCTTAAAGTTTTTGACAAAGGTGAGAACGTCCGTGCTTCTTCTAGTAAGTATTGCGGTAAGGGATTGTTGTTAGCTGGAAAGCCTGGTCGTGGAAAGTCAACAGTGGCTGCATCTATTATCCAGACCATCATGCTTAACTCCCCTATTGATGCTTTTGATGTTGAGGAAGGTGGGGTTTTAATACGTCCCTGCTACTTTATGACCTTTAATGACGTCTTGGCCCTACAAGGTCGCATGATGGATAGCCCGACAGACTGGGAGGAGGTCCTCTACTATGGTGTCTTAGGCGAGGCGCATGACTCCTACAACATCCGAGTCCTAGTGATAGATGATGTAGGCAAGGAACACGCTAGCCTAAGCGGGTGGCAGAAGAACGTGTTGCACCACGTACTACGTACACGGTTCAACCAAGGACTGCCAACCATAGTGACCACCAACGTCATGCTTGACGATTGGAGTAGTCTTTACGGAGACGCTACCGAAAGCTTTGCCAAGGAAGCATTCCTATATTATGAAATGGTTACTAACAAAGGAGACCTACGAGAATGAGCAAGGTAATGGATACTAAACTTGTACAAGTATTTCTAAGTCAATCCCAGACCCCTGGTCCAGGAATCTTTGAAGTGTCTGTTGATGACGACAACAAGTTCTATTGCACATGCCAAGGATACAAAGGTCGCAGCACATGCAAGCATGTTAAGTTTGTACAAGCCCGTGTTAAATCTAACGGTGGAGACAACTACCCTTTAGAGTTCTCTAGTCGAGCTACTAAAGATGACGTGTTTAAAGCTAAGCAATCTAAAGAAGACTTCCGTGACTTTGTAATTCGCTTCGGTAAGATAGAAGTCTTTTAAATGAAGCACGGGGATATCAGTAACGAACTCCCCAAAAGGTTGTTAGTTACAACAGACCTGATTATGGATGTAGAAGTTTCCGTTAAGCGGAAGCTTTTAATAATCCCATCAGTAAAAATAAATAAAAAGTTTAGACGCGATATTTTAAGCTATCTATATTTATATACATCCCGTGCAGGGGTGACGCTTGAACTTGTGTCTTACAACTTAGACGAAGAAAATTTATCTGAAGCTATGGACCTACTTGACAAGATGGGTACCAATCCCTTTAGATACTTTACGGCATACGAATCGGTTAATCATTTGGTCAACGAACTTCCCTATAGACCTGAAGTTGTTGGCGTTGTTGATGTAGACTCGCGCCTCTTACAATACGGTCGATGGGGAAGGACATTTAAGGAACTATGAACAATGAAGCAAAGCTACTAAGTAAAGTACTTGCAGACCGCAACCTAGCCCCACTATTTGATAGAGGCGTTAACGACAGTTGGTTTGTTGACCCTGATGTAAAGCGTGTATGGATATTTACACGACAGCATTTCTTTAACTATGCAGAGTGCCCAAGCTTAGATGTTATCTCGGGTAACTTCCCCGCCTATAAGTTGTTGGAAGTAAATGACAGCGTTGATTATTTAATTGACACTGTAATCTCAGACCGACGTAAGGCTGCAACCATTAATATGATGGATGAAACCATCAATATTTTGGAAAAAGAAAAAGACCATGAAAAGGCTTTACTTGTTATTCAAGGTAACCTAGCCAAGCTAGAAGAAGACGGTCTTAGTAAGACTAGCGACTTAGACCTTACTGATAACGCACTAGAGCGTTTCAATGAGTACGAGTTTAGAAAGAACAATCCAGGCATGCTTGGAGTTCCTACTGGTTTCCCTACTATGGACCAAGCAACTAACGGCTTACAAGATGGTCAGCTAATTGTTATTGTTGCTCCACCTAAGACTGGTAAGTCAACTCTTGCTTTGCAGGTTGCACAGAACATTCACATGCAGGATAAGTGCGTGATGTTCCAGTCATTTGAAATGAGTAACCACGAACAGCAGACTCGTTACGATGCTATGCGTTCACGCGTATCACACACACGTTTATTAACTGGTACTTTATCTGCAGAAGACGAAGCAAGATACAAGCAGAAGCTTAAATCATTAGAAAGCATGCGCAAGAAGTTCTGGTTAGTGGACTCTGCTAACGGCTCTACCGTCTCTGGTATTGCTAACAAGATTCAAGTTCTACATCCAGACATCGTGTTCATTGACGGTACCTACCTTATGATTGACGAGCAGAGCGGTGAGCAGAACACCCCACAGGCAATCACTAACATCACCCGTTCGCTAAAGCGTATGGCTCAGCGTTATAAAGTTCCAGTAGTTATTTCTACTCAGGTACTTAACTGGAAGATGAAGAAGGGTCAGGTAACTGCCGACTCTATTGGTTACTCATCTTCTTTCCACCAAGACGCTGACGTTATCTTTGGTCTACAGAGAGAAGACGAGAATGTAGATGACACTCGTGTACTTAAGATTCTTGACAGCCGTAACTCTGGTCGCGTAGACGTTTCACTTCTATGGGACTGGGGCACAGGTACATTCCGCGAAATTGATGCAAGTGATATCTAATGACTATAGAGGAAATGAAAGACACTCTTGTTAGTTTAGGTCTTAGTGTCAACGACACTCGTGGCGATGAGATTCAGATTAACTGCCCTGCTCATAAAGAGCGTACAGGCAAAGAAGATAGAAACCCATCGCTATGGATAAATGCCGATAGTGGTGCGTTCATATGTTTTTCTTGTCAGTGGAAGGGAAACATCTACACACTTATAGAGCAGGTTGGTGGTGTAGCTGGTGGTGGCAATTTAGATTTAGCAGCAAGAGTTGAGTCATCTTTGCGTTCTCGTTTTCAACGCCTTACAAACCCCAAAGACCAAAAGCAAGAAGAGCCAGTTATCATCCACGAGTCTATGCTTAGTGCGTTTAAAGGAGTGCCTGGAGCTACATGTTTAAGTAGAGGCTTGTTACCAGACCTTGTTTGGAAGTATGGCGTACGTTGGAACTCTACTGACAAGTCTTGGATTATTCCTATTAGAGACCCACTAACTAATAAGCTTATGGGATGGCAGGAGAAAGGCCATGAACGTCGCATTTTTAAAAACACTACACGTGTAAAGAAAGGCGACGCCTTGTTCGGTTACGACCTCTACGAGGGCGGAGACATGATTGTTGTTGAATCACCTTTAGATGTTATCCGTTTAGCTTCTGTGGGTTTTCCAGGGGGCGTAGCGGTATATGGATGCATAGTCTCTGACATGCAGTTTAATTTAATTCGCGGTGGTCAGCGTGTAATTTTTGCAATGGACAATGATAAGGCTGGTAATGAGGCTACTCGCGACCTGCTTAAGCGGGCAAAAGAGTATGGCCTTGAGTGCTGGTTATTTAACTATTCGCAAACAGATATGAAAGACGTTGGCGGAATGTCTCAAGCTGAGATAGTCTGGGGACTTGAAAACGCCACCCATATGTTAAGGAGTTAAAATGATTATTGGTCTATGTGGATATGCACAGTCAGGTAAAGATTCAGTTGCTGAGATACTGGTTAATAATTATGGGTACACCCGTGTTGCTTTTGCTGACCCTATCCGAGAACTTCTGTATGAGATGAACCCTACAGTTAAAGATGGTGGCTACAGACTTCAAGGAGTTGTAGATGGTTATGGTTGGGATGTAGCAAAGACTGCTTTCCCTGAAGTCAGAGCCCTTCTACAGAACCTAGGCGTAGGCGCTCGCAAAGTATTTGGTGAGCATTTCTGGGTACATCAAGCTTTGCGTCAAGTTCATTGGGAAGGCAACTTTGTTATTACTGATGTCAGATACCCTAACGAAGCTAAAGAAATTAGAGAGTACGATGACGCACAGATTTGGCGTATAAAGCGCACAGGTATAGAACCAGTAAACACTCATGCATCAGAGACTGCTATGGATGGTGAAAAGGTTGACCAGATATTCCTCAACAATGGTACGCTTGAAGACTTAGCGGTATTAATTGGAACAAGAATGAGAGCTTACGTATGATTGATTATCAGTATTGGTCTTGGTTACTAGCCGCTATTGGCGTAACTGGTATTTTCTTTGTAGGTAGAAAAACTATTTGGGGATGGCTAATCCTCTGTCTTAATGAGTGTCTTTGGATTGTCTACGCTTTAACAACAGACCAGTATGGGTTCATTGTTGCCGCTGTTGCCTACGGAATTGTTTACATCAAGTCCTATCTCCACTGGCGTAAAGATGAGCTACGATAAAAACTGCGCGGGCCATTGTTGGACCTGGGCGCGTAAAGATTTAGACTGGGTTACAGAAGAGGGTAAGCACTTTAAAGGTATGTATGTGGTCTGGCGTTGTGGTCACTGCATGAAGATGGGCCAGATTTTATTTGAGTACGATGCGGTAGAGCACGAGAAGCGAATACAAGGTTCTCAGCAAGGGTTTGCTAGAGTTCACGGTAGAGGTAAGTGCCCTGCTCAGAAGTATGGTGCAAAGCCAGCACCTAAGAAGAAGGAGTATAGCTATGACTTTTAAGGGGACTTTACTTCCTTATCAGCCAGAGGCTGTAGACCGCATGGTTGAACGTCACAAGGTGCTAGTGGCCTATGACCTAGGCCTTGGTAAAACTGTTATTACTATTGCAGCCATAGAACGTTTGATGGATGAGAACAAAGTTACAGAGCCAGGTCTTATAATCTGCTTATCCTCATTAAAATACCAGTGGGCTAATCAGATTGAGAAATTTACCGATGGAACTTCTAAAGCTTTGGTCATTGATGGAACGCCAAAGAAGCGGGCAGCCCAATACGCAGAAGCTATGGACTGGAGGAATTCAGGGGTTGATTACATCATTCTTAACTACGAGCAAGTTGTTAACGACTGGGATACCATCAAGGACCTACCACGAGGATTCGTTGTCCTTGACGAAGCCACAGCTATTAAGTCTTTCAAGTCCAAACGTTCCCGAGCAGTAAAGAAGCTAATCAATGCTAAATATAGATATGCACTCACTGGTACTCCGATTGAAAATGGTAAGCCTGAAGAGTTGTACAGCATTATGCAATTTGTTGACGCCAGCGTACTTGGTCGGTTTGACATCTTTGACGCTGCTTTTATTGTAAGAAACTCTTGGGGAGCACCTCAGTATTACCGCAACCTTTCTACCCTACACACAAGGATGAAGGAAGTCTGCGTACGTAAGGCGCAGAAAGACCCAGATGTGTCGCCTTATCTACCTGACACCATCCATAAAGACCCTATAAAAATTGTCTTTGATAGAGCATGCTCAAAGTTATACACACGCATCTCACAAGATTTGTTAGCGGACCTTGATGAAGCTCAAGACTTGTTTGGTTCTAACTTCAACGTAATGGCGCACTACGGCATGGAGTCCACACGTGGTGGGCCACAGGATGAGATGCGTGGAAAAATTATGTCTAAGATTGGAGCATTAAAAATGCTCTGCTCACACCCAGAGTTATTAAAGAGTAGCGCTGCAAAGTTTAAACTAATGTCAGGAGAGGGTTCTGCTTATGTCACTGAACTGGTTGATGGGGGTCTTCTTGATAGTGTTGGTAACTCGCCTAAGCTTGACTATCTTACTCAGTATGTTAAGGACTTCTTGGACCAGAATCAGGAAAACAAAGTAGTCATATTTGCTACCTACGTAGACATGCTTGACAAGATTGCCGAGGCTCTAGGGCCAGAGCAGTGCCGACTATACTCAGGGAAACTAGATGCTAAAACTAAAGAAGATAACAAAGTTGCTTTTAATAGCGACCCTACTGTTCGTGTTCTTATTTCTTCCGATGCTGGCGGTTATGGTGTAGACCTACCTGCAGCTAACATGCTGATTAACTATGACCTACCGTGGTCATCAGGTACCGCCACACAGCGTAACGGACGTATTAAGAGAGCCTCATCAACTTGGCCCTCTATCGTAATTCAAGATATAGTTATCGCAGGGTCCATTGAAGAACGTCAATGGGAAGCCCTACAACAAAAGAGTTCTATTGCTAACGCTATTATTGATGGCGAAGGAGTAGATGATGATGAAACTAAGGTGTCAATGTCTGTAGGAAGCCTAAAGTCCTTCCTTCAGTCATCTAACGTCTAGTGCCCCATAGCTCAGTTGGCAGAGCATCGCACTGTTAATGCGAGTGTCCCTGGTTCGAGTCCAGGTGGGGCAGCAATGCGGTTGTAGCTCAGTTGGTAGAGCGGCACCTTGCCAAGGTGCAGGTCGCGAGTTCGAGCCTCGTCAACCGCTCCATTCCCCATTCGTCTAATGGCAGGATTAGAACCTACTTTAGCGGTACGAGTCCTTAATATAGGTATACCCTTAAGGCATGAAACCTTGTTCCAGATGTGGCAAAGATAAACCACTAGAAAGCTATAACAAAAAACGAGTCAACAAAGACGGTTCTATTGGTTATCAGCCTTATTGTAAAGAGTGTCAAAAGTCCTGGTACTCCAAGTACTACCACACTGACCCTGCTGAAAAAGCTAGGCTATATAACAGAAATAAGACTAATCGCCTAGCTCTTAGGGATTTGGTTAATAAAGCTAAAGACAAACCTTGCGCTGATTGTGGGGTTCAATATCCTTATTATGTTATGCAGTTTGACCATTTGGACCGCAGTCAAAAAAGTTTCACCATCTCAACCGCCTCTAGAAATGGAACTACCTTAGCTCGTATGGTTGAAGAGATATCTAAATGTGATGTAGTATGCGCTAATTGCCACATGGAAAGAACATTCGGGCATTTAAACCCAATGGCAGATGGTGTAACTGGCAACACGCCTGGCTCTGGACCAGGAGACTTCTAGGTTCGACCCCTAGTCTGCCAGCTTTTCGAGTCCTTGGTGGGGAGCGTTTACACCCAACACCTATTGTTGGGTGTGTACACTTATACAATGCCTAACGCACCTAAGACTCCGACGCGTACCATCCGCGTATCAGACCAGCTATGGACTGCTGTCCAGAAGAAAGCTGCAGCTGAAAAGATTACGGTTACCAGCATTATCATTGATGCTTTAGAAACCTATATTAAAGAAGACTAATCAAATGGGAAAACACCACGATAAGATTGCTAAGGCTTTAGAACAACGCCAGGCAGCTACTCCTAACGGAGCTGGCTACAAGAAGCCAGGCTCTATGAATAAAAAGAAAACAGGTTTTAGAGGACATCGCGCTAAGGGTGCTAAATAACTTGACAGCCTTCTAGGCATCCATTAAGTTCTGTCCTAACAACCTAAACGTTAGGAAACTTATGAATCAAGATGCCGTAGTAGAAGATGTAAAACAGTTTACAGTTCTCAAAGACCAGATTACACAACTGACAGAACGTCAGACAATTATTAAAAAGCGCCTCACTGAAACTATTGATGAGTTTGGTGTAGAAGACGAAAAAGGTCACATTGTTCTTAACTACAATGAAGACCAGCAGATAATGAAGCAACGTCGTGTATCTAAAAACCTAGACCTTGCTGCTGCAGAAATTATTCTTAACAAAAAAGGTATTAAAGATACCTGTATTAAAATGATTCCCACCCTTGATGAATCAGCAATCATGGCTGCGTTTTATAACGGTCACTTGTCAGAAGAAGACATTGATACTATGTTCCCATCTAAGGTAAGTTACGCGTTCATCGTAGGGAAGTAAATGACCGATAAGATTGACAACTTCTTATCTGATTTGGATGAGTACTATCCAAACAGTAAGCGCAAGCGTCGCGTAAAAGAAGAGAAGGTAAATAAAAAAGATTCTGATTGGACAATCAATCCAATTAAGAAGACGTTACCTAATGGTAGGGACATGGAGTTCTACACCATTGGTGCGTTAGCGGTAGCGTTAGGTCGCCCACTTGTTACTATCCGTTACTGGATGAAAGAGGGTTATCTACCTGCTCCCTCTTATCGCTTAGGTGATAAGAAAGATGCCACGGGAAAGGAAATCAAAGGCCGTAGGTTATACTCACGGTCCCAGATTGACGCAGCAGTTACGTTGTTTGGAAAGGCTGGCGCCCTAGATAAAACTAGGATAAAGTGGCCCAACCAGCAATTGACTGATGCAATTGCAGAGGCGTGGAGTAACATCCGCGCAGAAGAAACTAAATAAAAACCACTAAAACAAAGGAAACAAATGGCTATCAATAGAACAGATGAATACATGCCTGCTACTGATGACTTTACAATCGACGCAGTTGTCGAGGGTCGTCCAGAGCAAGCAACATCTTCAGCAGTACAATCAGGTTGGGATGCAGCAGATAAGCTCTCAACTTCTTCAGGTGACTTTCCAACAGAGTTTAAGTTCACTGATGGTGAGTTCACAGTAATTAAGTTCATCGACCAAAACGGTCCTTTTGCAATTTACAAGCAACACTTCCTACAGCAAAAAACTGTTGGTAAGCGTTCATACGTTTCTCTTGGGGCTAACGACCCATTGTGCACAAAGCTTGGCAGCAAGCCTGAAGACAAGCGAGCATTTACAATTGCCGTTATTACACCCTCAGGTGTACAACGTCAGATGCTAATTGCAAGCCCACGTTTGTATAAGACACTTCACTCTGCAGAGTTTTCACCACAAGGTCCATTGACCAAGAACTACTGGGCAATCAGCCGTACAGGCAAGATGCAACAGACTGTTTACAACCTTAACTCAATCAAGCCACGCGACCTCCTAGAAGACTGGGGCATTGATGAGAAGATGGCAGAAGATGGCGTAGCAGCTATCAAGCCTTTCGAGCGCTCTGTAATTAAGGAGCACACTTGGGAAGAGCTTGAAGAAATTGCCAACTCCCTTCTCTAATTTCTAGTAGTAGGCTGGGGGCAACACGTGCTAAGACCCCCAGCCTTCTTCTATTTAAGGAACCTATGAACATTATTACGACTAAAGAACAGTTAGATGAGATGGTGGCTTACTATCTTAAGCAGGACGCGTATGCGTATGACTGCGAAACAGTAGGCCCACGCCGTGGAGTCACAGTAGTTAATGAAGTGCTGTGGTTAAGCTTTGCTACACATGGTCGTGGAGATGTAATCCCAATGGGACATCCCAATGGTGAGTTTATTGAAACTATACGTCCGCTTACAGGACAAGGGCAAAAGCGCAAAGACAAAGGTTTAGAAGTACGAGAAGCGGATTACTCGGCTGACGATAAGAAAGCCACGCAGGTCTTTGGTCCAGCCCCACAACAGCTATACCCAACAGAGGTATTTAAAGCTTTAGAGCCGTTGTTTTTTAACGAAGAGATTTTAACTATAGGTCACAACTTAGTCTTTGACCTTACATCTGTAGCAAAGTACTTAGGTGGTCGTATTCCATCAGGTCCTTATTTTGACACCATGGTTGGCTCGTTTATCTACGACAACCGCAATAAGAACAAGTGTGGTTTAGATGATTGCTTAGAGCGTGAGCTTGGGTACAAGATGACTAAGGGTGTTGGAGCACAGGTAGAGATACATGCTTTTGATATTGTTGCTAAGTACGCGTATCTAGATGCTAAGTACACCTTTGCTCTATGGAAGGTAGTAAAAGAAAAGATTAATGCTGCAGATGTAGACAACATCATGAAGCTAGAGATGGACGTGCTAGAAGTCCTTTGCCATATGAAGTTGGCAGGAGCACCTATTGATGAGAACGCGCTAGGTGATTTACATCAGCAGTTAGAAAAAGACATTGAGGCAACAAGAGAGACCATCTACTCAGTAGCTGGTCGTGTGTTTAATCTTAACTCTAATCCAGAGAAGCAAGAGTTGCTGTACACATCTAAGGACATGGGCGGTCGCGGATTAAAGCCTAAGGTTCTTACAGGCAAAGGTATTAAGAAGGACATGGAAGGTAGAGAGTTAGAAGTATCTGACTACTCTGTATCAGCAGAGGCGCTTGAGCCATACCGTGAGAAGGACCCATTAGTAAAAGCATTGCTGGAGTACGCAGACCTTAACAAGTTGTTAAGCACCTACGTAATCCCATATCTAGGAGGCGAAGTTGTCAGAACCACAGGTGGAAAATCTAAGATTGAAGTCAAAGACAGTCTCCTCGTCAAAGGTCGTTTACACTGCGACTTCATCCAACATGGCGCAGAGACTGGTCGTTTCTCTAGCCGTAACCCAAACTTACAGAACGTACCAAATCCAGCCACAGCTCACGGAAAAGCTATTCGAAACCTCTTCTACGCTCCAGAAGGCTACAAGTTAGTAGTTGCTGACTACTCACAGATTGAGCCACGAATCATTGCGTCGATGTCTCAGGACCCTATTATGTTAAAAAACTATAGAGAAGGTAGTGATATCTATACAACCGTTGGTGATGTAATGGGTGTTAATCGTCAGGGTGGTAAGACTTTGGTGCTTGCTATGGCGTATGGTGTAGGTCCAGACAAGATTGCTCGTTCTATTGGGTGTTCTATTACAGAGGCTAAGAACCTGCTCAGTGACTTTGCTGTTAAGTTTGCCAACATTAATCGGTACAGGGTTAAAGTTATTGGCGCTACTAAGGTCAAGAACTACGTCACCACTATCATGGGTCGTAAGCGCTACATCCCTGAGATTAACTCTAAGAACTTTGGGGAGAGGGGTAGCGCTGAGCGCCAGGCGTTTAATACACGCATCCAAGGCTCTGCTGCTGACATCATGAAGCTTGCTATGATTAGGGCACACCAGATGATTCCAAAAGAATCACACATCCTATTGACAGTCCACGATGAATTGGTCACCATTACACCTGACCATCTAGTTGATGAAACAAAGGAAGCAATTAGAGAAGCGATGGAAGGAATCAATATGCTAGACGTACCGTTGATTGCAGACGTTAAGGTCGTACAACGGTGGGGAGAAGCCAAGTGAGTTTCTTTGACCGCTTTAAAAAAAGAGAAGAAGACTTTCAGATATTTACTAGGGACATTCCTCTTAGCACCATCCTTCGTTGGTATATCTATGACACAGAGTTAGGAGAACCTAACGAGGTTGTAGAAATCATGGGCCTTAATAGGGCTAGTGAAGAAGGTGACGAGAAAGAGCGTGAAGACTCTGATGAGCGTATGGATAACATCGCCTACTTACTTCCTTATTTAAATGCCATGGCTGACATTGCAGCAGACGTTATTACTGGTGTACAGGTAGATGAGATTACTAAAGACAACCCTAACAATGCCGACGAAATTGAGCGTGAATTAGACACTATGCGGGTGCTGTATAAAGTTGTCAGCTTATCCGCTATCATGGGAGCCTTCGCTTCGGCTATGGAAATAGGTTTAATTGAGCCAGGCGATATACAGAAGACCGAGTGGGAGAATCGAGTACTAGATGAGCAGTAATTGGTGGGCAAATAAGTTAGGCACACAAGCACCACAGCAAGCAGCCCCAACACCACAGTATGTAGCTCCACAGCCTGCTACATACATTCAGCCTTCACAGCCACAGTATCCGCCTACACAGCAAGCAACACCGCAAGCAGAGCGTTGCCCAGGGTGTGGCAGTGGTAACTATGGTGGCGCAACACCTGAATCACGTAAGCGATGCTACGATTGCGGATATCCAATTACTCAAAGTGGTTCGGGTATGGGTAAAGGTGTTGTAGGTAATCAAGGTGGAGGACCTACTCAAGCAGCAAAGCAAGTTTCATCTGGTGGATTTAACCCAACTACAATCATTGGACACATTTAATGAATGCCGAACTAACTAAACTAATAACAAAGATTAATAAGAAGTACGGCTCTGACACCATCGTTATCGGTTCAGAGATTACCGAAGGCATTGGTCGTTTGACTACTGGCTCAGTGTCATTAGATGTAGCCCTAGGTGGTGGGTGGCCTACCAATCAGTGGCATGAGATTATCGGTGAAGCGAGCAACGGCAAGACCGCTATTGCATTGAAGACTATTGCTGCTAATCAAAAGAAGGACCCTAACTTTACTGCGGTATGGATTGCAGCAGAGCAGTGGGTTCCAGAGTATGCAGAGCTTTGCGGTGTAGATGTATCCCGTCTATATGTAGTTTCTACTAACATCATGGAGGAAGCTTATGAAACAGTCATCGAGATTACTGGGTCTAAAGCGGTCGATTGTATTGTTATTGATTCGCTACCTGCCTTGGTCCCTTCAGCAGAAGACGATAAGGAGATGGAGGAATCTACTGTAGGACGCTCAGCGCTTCTTACTAACAAGTTCTTCCGCAAGGTAGGTAAGGCATCTAAGCGCTCCCTCATTGAGGCTGAGCGCCCGTTCATTGGCATCCTAATCAACCAGTGGCGTTCAAAGATTGGTGTTATGTATGGCGACCCTCGCACTACCCCAGGTGGCCTAGGCAAGGACTACGCTTTCTTTACTCGCATGGAAGTACGTCGTGATGAGTGGATTGAGGTTGGTACTGGGCAGGATAAGCGCCGTGTAGGACAGAGTATTAAGGCTAGAGTTATCAAGAACAAGTCAGCCCCACCATCACAGGTTGCTGTCTTTGATTTCTACTTTGCAGACGGTGGAGAAATCCCTGCTGGAGAGATTGACTTTGGTAAAGAGATTATGGCTATGGGTATCCTTAACAAGGTTATTACCAGAGCAGGTGCTTACTACCGCTACGACTTCCAAGGCGAGACTCGACAGTGGATGGGACAGGATGCTATGCTTGCCTCCATACGGGAAGAGTTAGACCTTAAAGAAACTTTAGAACGCGACGTGCTGGACTCTATTAAAGCAGGGTCTAAGTTTGTAGCATCCGATGAGGACTAAAGGACAGAAAGAGTCTAAGAAGCACGAGGACCGACTTGCAAAGGCAATTGGTGGACAGCGTTCAGCTGGAAGCGGTGCCTTTTGGAGTCGTAAAGGCGATGTTCGGTCTGACGATTTGCTCGTAGAGCATAAGTGGACTGGCAAAACCTCCGTAACCATTAAGGCTGCGGTTCTAAAAAAGATTGTCAACGAAGCAATCGTTGAGAGTCGGATGCCTGTCCTCGGCTTTCACCTTGATGGTGAGAACTACGTAATGTTAACCGAAGACGATTTCCTGGAGCTGCGCCACTACCTCCAGGAGTGTAATTGTACGAAGACATCGGGCACGTAGAAGGATGGCGTCATAACGCTAAGTGCCGTGGCATGGATACCGAGCTTTGGTTTCCACCAAGAGACAAAGCAAAATATAAAAAGATAGCAACCATTTCTAAAGCTACGTGCTATGGAAAAGATGGGTTGCCAGAGTGCCCTGTTCGTAAGCAGTGTCTTTTGTACGCAGATAGCATGGATGAGCAGCATGGTATCTGGGGTGGAATGTCACACCGTGAACGCAACGCATTAAAGCGCAAAGCAAATAAAGAAGGAAAAACATTTAAAGAATGGGTATCAGAGGAGAAGTTGTGATAGGTTGTTGCAATGAAAGCAAACAAGCCCCAGCAAATTACTGGCTCCCTGAAAGCATTCGTCGACGTGGCTAAAAAGAACAGCAGAGTAATAGGTTCTGTAGAGCGTCATCTAATCTCTAAGCCCCGTGATATGAGCCGTAGAACAGACGTTCTACACCCCTCCGATATGGTCAGTGATGAGTGGTGCTACCGTGCTTCTTACTTCCATTTAAAGGGTCATGCACCAATAAGCAACCGTGTTATGAGGTTACAGACACACTCCGTGTTTGCTGAAGGGCATGCTATCCATGCTAAGTGGCAGAAGTGGTTTCAGGAAATGGGAACCCTATATGGCAAGTGGTATTGCATTGAGTGTGAAGAAGAATTCTGGGGCGGGTCTGATTGTCATGATGGTCCGTTGGAGTATCGTGAAGTTCCATTGTTTTATGAGCCACTACGCATTTCAGGACACTCAGATGGTTGGCTAGTTAATCTAGGTAATCCACTTATGTTAGAGATTAAGTCTATTGGTGCTGGCACTATTCGCTGGGAAGCACCACAGTTAATGGCTCAGCATGGCGGAGACATGACTAAGGTATGGCCTGATATTAAAGCGCCATTTGAAAAGCACGTTAATCAAGTACAGATTTATATGAAGTTGGCAGAGCTAATTGGGTATCCAGATGTACCACAGGAAGCTGTGCTTATTTATGAAAACAAAGCAGACCAATCAGCTAAAGAATTTGTAGTACCTAAGTCTGATTTTGCTATTGCGCCACTGTTCGAGGCTGCTGCTATGATTGTAGAAGCAGTTAAAAATGACACGCCACCAACATGTAATATTGATGCCTGGGGACAGTGTTCAAGATGCGGAGGATACAATGACTGATTTAGTAGCAACAGGTATTAGCGAAGAAGTGCTAAAGGTATTGGAAAACCAAGGTCTTCCTATCAAGCGCTCTATGAAGCTGGAGCTTCCTGATTTTCCAGAAGACATCACAGCTATTGATGAACAGCAGCTAATGATTATGGCTAGCAAGTACATGGAGAACCTAAACTTCATTCGTACACAGGTAGCCTGCGCTACCCTCGCAGAGGCTGAAGCTGACAGTGCATATGACATGACTGTAGCCAAAGGTTTACTAGGTAAGACAACGGGCAAGAGCACAGAGAAGTCTGTGATGCTCAAGGCAGCCGTTGTAACAGAGCCTGAGGTAGTTGAACTAGCCAAGGCTAAGGACTTTGCCTACGCCTATCGTAAGCTGTTAGAGACCCACCTAGAGAACTTAGAGCGCTACTACTCCCTCACTAGCCGTGAGTTGACACGTCGTACCTCAAACGCTCGCAGTGGTTCGTTTAACAGATATGTCCCTTAAAAAAACTGAAGGAGGCCTCGACCTCACTGACAGTAGCCCAGTTTATTTAGGTATAGACCAATCCTTTACAGGGTTTGCTATGTGTGCGTATAAAGACGATAAGTACTACGCAGAGGTTTATAAATCCAATAATAAAGGTATGCCACGTATGTTAGATATACGTGCTTTTATACGTGACTGGTTATCTAGGGTAGAGATTATCGATGTAGCCATGGAAGGCTACGCGATGGGGGCTAAAGGCAAGGTATTCCATCTAGGTGAGCTTGGTGGCCTAGTTAAGATGGAGTTGGCAGATATTGACAAGTACCCATTGATAATTCCACCAACTACGCTAAAGAAATATGTAACAGGTGCAGGCACGGGACAGAAGAACCAGATGATTTTGCATACCTACAAAAAGTGGGGGCCAACATTTACTGACGATAACGCCTGTGATGCATATGGACTTGCAAGGCTATGCTCAGGGGATGGTACGCTTGCATATGAAAAGGCTATTTACCAACAGGTACAAAGTCCAGACTATAGGGAGATTTAAATGCCTATGTACGATTTTTCATGTATGAAGTGTGACCGCACTGTAGAGATGCACTTTGCATTTGACTCTGTGCAACGCCCTACATGTGAAGGGTGCGGAGAATTTATGGTAAAAAACTACACACCACCTGCTGTTCAATTTAAAGGCGGAGGCTGGGGAGGTCAAGGATGAGTAAGACACAGGAAAAACGCGCTCGCCGTGCTGCAGAACGCGACGCTTTTATTAAAGAGCGTCGCCAAGTACAACTAGCAGTATTTGAATCTAACTTCAATGTAGGGCTTGAGTTCTTTGAGGCCAATAAAGATAAGATGAGCCCAGAAGAGATTGCACAGGTAGAAGAAGAGATTGAGAAGAATCGTAAGCTCATTGAAGAGTGGAAGGAGAAGTGGGATGCGTGAATACCCAGGAATGAAAGATATGGGACTTGAGTTACCAATCCTAGTAGCTGATGATGACTTTATTGAGCACCTTCACGAAGTAGGTTTTGAAGGAACTATTGATATTAATGACCTAATCTTTGAGTGGATTGATTGGGAATCCGATAATGTCGAAGCATAAAGATAAAGAACTACGAGAAGACGGCTGGATGACCGTTGATGAATTTATGGCTCAATTAACCCCAGGACTTACAGAGTACCTGCGGGAAAACTGGGGTCTTAGAGATAACGAGGCTTTGCACCACCCTACAGACCTGTTTACCAATGCTTCTGTATATATGGATATTGCATACCGTATATCTAACGACTTTATTAATTGCAAACATGGCTAGGAATATTAGAGAGCTAAAGCCCGATTTTACAGGGACTATGGCCTATGAGCACGTGGTTTGCCATGAGTGCCCTAACTGTGACTCCAGCCTATGGAACATCAAGGCTAGCTTCCAGGACTACGAAATATCCCAATACCTGTTGGATATGGAATGCTCAATTTGTGGCAGTTATGCCAAGGCACCCACACCTTTAGACAGACCTAATTTAATATAGCCTTCATAATTGTACCTACGGGGCTCCACTATACGTAAACCGAGGTACACATGACCGAGCAACAACCACAAGAAGAACACATCCTGCGTGTAAGCGCGGGCAGTAATCCCCAGGCCGTGGCATCTGCCATCGCCCATAGCATCTACGAAACTCGCACTTGTAAAATCCGTGCAGTTGGAGCAGGTGCTATCAATCAAGCAGTAAAGGCTATCGCTATCGCACGTGGCTACACAGCCCCACGCGGTTTAGACCTAACTTGCATCCCAGGTTTTACCAGTATTGAAAGCCATGACGGGCAGATTTCTGCCATTATTTTTGATGTCAAGGCGACTTAAGACTGTATTTCCCCATTTAATAGCCTACTCTGTTAGGTAATCCTAGGCCAAAGGAAAACAAATGACAAAAGATTCAACAAAGAACTCAGCACCGATTGCTCCGACATCTGCGGAACCATCAAACGCTGCAGGTTCAAAGCCACAAGTTGCTAAGCCTGTAAAGGGAACACTTGTGAAGAAGACTGGTAATGCTAAGGGTGGAACAGACCCATACACACAGGCAAAGCCGTCACGTACTAAGATTACTGCTACAGGTGGAGCACGATACGGTATCCGTGTTAAGTTCCAAAAGTCCACAGCTCCAGAAGCTAGCTCTACACAGAGCAATGGACGTATCCTTTCTTCAGCGGTAAAACGCTCAGCGCCTAACTTCAAAGATGGAATGGCTGGGTAGTTACAACTAAATAGCGCAAAGGCCCCTGTAACTAGGGGCCTTTGGCATTTCATTTGCAAGTAAATGTACCTTTTCTTGCATATAAAAGAATTAAGGGAATATATTCTAAATTAGATTGTTGTATACTATTGCTGACCGCTCACTAGGAGGGTCACAAAAAGTTATATCGTCTAAGGAGATATATTATGGCTTCAGGCTACCCAATGGGTGGATATCCAAAGCATGAATGGAATCTACCAAAGCAAGTACCACACACTACCGCGCTAACAATTACAGACCCATTTAAGGCGCTACACAATATGCTAGACCCGTGGACATTCGGGTTTGAGCGTCACCTAGAGTTCATGCAGAACCTAGATGACGTCCGTATTAAGTCCAACTATCCCCCATACAACATCAAGACTCTACCCGATGATAAAGCTGAGATTGAGCTTGCTATTGCTGGGTTTAAGAAGGATGATGTCACTATTACCTACAAGGAAAACATCATCACAGTCGAAGGCAACCGTGGCGAGGATACTGCAGAATACTCATATAAGGGTATTGCAGCACGTAATTTCGTACAGAAGTTTGCTGTTGCGGACGACGTAATTGTGGGAGAGGCAAAGCTTGCCGATGGGTTTTTGACCATTGAGCTGCAGCGCATCCTTCCAGAAGGCAAGAAAGAAAAGACAATCAAGATTAAATAAGGCTGTCAACCAAGGACCCCCACCTAAATTAGGTGGGGGTTTTTCATTGTGCATACCCAAATACTGTGTTAGGCTGGTATTGTTTGAATCACGATGACGACAAGGAGAGCTCGTGCTAGACGTATTAAATAAGCACTTAACAACAAAACCCGTTATATGCGTTGTAAGTCAGTGGATAAGCGAGTTACCTCAAGAAGAACAAGATGCATTTATTGAACTGCGTAATAACAATAAAGTAGTAGTTGCATCATTATATAAAGATTTAAACAAAGAAACTGAATTGCCATTTAAATTAACTGCCTTCCGCTCACACTTAAGAGGTTATTGCACATGTCGAAATTAAATGCTATTACTAAAGCACTAATTAATGCCGAACTAAACGGCGCAGAAGAAGAAGTAAAGAGAGCCAATACGCCACCAGAATTTAGGGCGCGTATGGACATTGGTACAGATGGTGGATTTTTTGTATCCACACCACGTACAGCAGGAGAGCTCCCAGATGCGGTTGAGCTGTTTAAAGATTTTGATTTAGACCCATCAGTATGGACTGTAGTAAGTATTCGTAAGAGTCGTTGGCAACGTTATGACGGAGAGTGGCTAGAGGCTGCACGAGTTAACGTAAAGCCAGCAGACCAGTTTGTTAACGGTAAAGATTTAGATTACGACGCATTAGTTGCAGAAATTAGCAAGTGGAAGCCAGGAAAAACAGACGCAACAACTGGCCCCTTGTATGCCATATATGCAATTGGTGATACGCAGTACGGTAAGGACGCAGGCGGTGGAACAGAGGCAACTGTTGCACGAGTCATGCTTGGTATTGAAGAGTCTGTAGCACGTCATAAAGAGCTGTTAAAGCTCGGTCGTAAGATTGGCACAGTTGTACTACCACAACTTGGCGACTGCATTGAAGGCACTACTTCACAACACGGCAAGGTGATTGGTCGTAGTGACCTTGGAGTCACACAACAGGTGCGCCTTGGACGTCGCATACTTATGGCTTGGGTAAAGGCGTTTGCACCATTGTGTGAAGAGCTAATCGTTCCAGTTGTTCCTGGAAACCACGATGAGCCACATCGCATCATGATGATTGACCCAACTGACTCATGGCAGATTGAGGTTGTAGCTGCTGTGCAAGATGCGTGTGCAGAGAACCCAGCGTTGTCACATGTTAAATTTATGTACCCTAAGTCAGACCACGCTACATTAGCGATAGATTTAGGTGGAACTATTATTGGTTTGGCACACGGTCACCAAGCTAAAGACATGGGTAAGTGGATTGCAGGACAGGCAACTGGTCGTACACCAGTAGGTTCAGCTGATGTTTTGTTAACTGGTCACTTCCACCACTTCCGCGCTGACCAAGTTGGCCCACGTTTATGGATTCAAGTGCCTGCCATGGATGGCGGAAGTGCTTGGTTCCGTGATAAGAGCGGGCTAGAATCACCAACAGGTATTGTTTCTTTAGTAGTAGGCGAAGGTTATGACCCACGCCGTGATTTAGCAGTACTTGCGGGAGAAAACCGCTTACCATAGTGGTATGGCAAATCCTAATCAAAACACCCAGAACCTAGGTGCCAATGGCATGTCAGGAACCTACACCAATTACGGTGGAGGTGGAACTCCTGTTGCACGTGGTGAACTTGACCATTTGCGTATGGGTGTTGGTCGTCAACCTTCTGCAGAATATCCAGATGGTTATTTAGGAACTATCCGCACACGTCGTGATGACCGCGGTCGTCCTAACGGTCAATCAGAAAATGTATTAGATAGCCTCAAGGTACGTATTGGTCAACGCTCATATCAGCGTGGCGTTCACAAAGGTGAACGTATTGATATGCAAAGTTATTATTACCCAGAAGGTTTAGAACCATACGCAGGTATTAGTCGTCAGATGAAAGCTGCACTAGATGGCAATGTGTATCGTTCAACACGCCATGCACCAGTTGCTAAGTTAGTTCCTGCTCCTCACCTTCCTAATGACGGTAAAGCAGGCCCAACAGTTAAGAGCGATTCGCCTATGCAAATCAATCAGGCTCGTCAAGACCAGATGGCTCGTATGAAACCAGCGTGGAAGTAACATGCCAGGTAAATATGCAGACGGTCGCTATGGTCATAAGCCCTGGGATAAAGACCGCCCTGGAATTAACACTCCAGAGGAAGCGGCATTTCCTCCACAGGAATACCTAGGACCATTCCAATCTAATCAAGACCGCCTACTTAATCAGTCTTTGGCAACATGGACTATGAGCGGTGCAGAACTACAAGCTTTGGTACGCCCTAATCTACCTCAGATTAACCTATTTCCAGATAGATATGGTTATACAGACCAAGAATTAACTATTGAAGATGTCATTGGATTACCTGGTGCACGTAGTGCTCAGCGTGTAGAATCAGACTTCTCACAAGCTCCTGCTGGTAATCAGAGCACTAGCCGCAACACGTTAGGAAACACAATCTAATGAACCATAATGGAAATCAGTTTGCTGGTATTGCAGATATAAAGTCAGCATATGCTGATGGAAAAATTACTATGGAAGAAGCACATGACCTTAATCCAGCTATGGCTAAAGAAAAGAATTCACAAGGGTATGAAACCCATAAATTAAGACCTGAAGGCACTATGTCTGGCGGCATGCAGAGAAGCGAAGAAACCGCTCGTAAAGCGCATAAAAAAGCAGGACTTAAATCAGAAGGTAATTGGTAATGAGTAAAGACCCAGGGCTATTTACAGACAGCACAGGCGAAGGCATGGCTGGGGCTACAGACGTGGCTTTAAGTACTCAACAACAGCTTAAAAACACCATTTATAACGGTTCTAAGACTTGTAAAGGCTGTGGTTCTACTATGAACCCAGTACAATCGCTAAAGGACCAAAGCAATTGCCCCACATGCAATCGCCGTCGGGCCCAAAAACTATTGAAAGGACGGATGTCCCAATGACAGTTAACATCTCACGTTCACAGAACGCTGAACTCAATGAAGGTGCAACAGACGGCAAGTACCGTAAGCGTCGTCCAAACACAACTGTAGCCCCAGCAATGGGTGATGAACTTACACAAAAGAACCGCGCTGGCCTACACCCATACATGAACTATGGCTTCATTAACTCAGAAGAGCCAAGCAAAGTAAACCCAGCAGGTAACTAATGGCTGCGAAACGCAGAGAGGGTGACGCTAACCGCGTATACCAAACACCTAAAAGTAATGTGAATGTGCTCAGAAACCTTTCACACAACGGTACTATGACTTCCCCAAGTTTTAAAGGAAGTCAGTTTTCTTTGACACCTTCTTTAGGTAGCGGTCAAGCTAGCTTAAACAAATGGTTAAATGATGGTAAGCCTGAAGTTACTGCCAATATGGGACGTTCAGTAAAGAAGGCAACTGGAGATACTACATCTGAGGCTCGTCAGAAGGCGTACAACGCTGCTTCAACAGAGCATACAGATGACCTTAAAAGTGGAAAGTATGCACAACAGGAGATGAATTCCACATTTGTAGGGATGAATAAACAGCCTGCAATTAAGATTAATACAGACCCAGCAAAAGGCAAGTAATGGGATTAAAAGATATTGGCAAGATTACCGCTAATGCGGAAAAGCGCGAGAACTTGCGTGAGTCTGTATTATCCTTGCCACAGCCACAGACTGTAGGCGGTCGTCAATTTAGCGACGAAACAAAGAAATTGTCAAGAACTATTAAACCTCGCACAAGCACACCTGATGATGTCTCAGGGCATAAAGGTCTTAAGCTTGATATGAAAAACCCTTTTCATAAAGATTTACTTAACCATCTTTATGATAACGGTGATATTGGCGATTTAACTTTTCATCAAGGCGGAGCAGTATCCCTGCCTAGAGCCGTTGCTTACAATGAAAAAAACTCTAAAAAGTTTGAAGTAGCAGCAGAAACTGGTGGTGGAGAAAAGTCCTACAGCGGATTGACTCCAAAGCCGTCAACTGCGGTGGCTCCTGCGCCACGTAAATCAGAAAAAGATTCAACAAAGCCTGGGGTACGCCCAGCAGCCCCACGCCCTACCAAACCTGTAAGCCCTATCAAAGCGGTTGCAAATAACATTGGGTCAGACCCTAAGTCAGAGATTGCATCCCTATTTGTTGGTGGTAACGCCCGCATTACTCCAGAATCCATTGAGATGGAGAAGAAAAAGAAGGCGGACGCAGAGGCAGCGGATAAAGCCGAAAGAGCCAGATTACGTAAAGAACGGCTAGCAGAAGACTAATCTAGTGTGGTAGGCTACCGTCATGGGTAACATCATTGACGAACTAGAGCCAGATAGAATGAACCTGCTTGTATGTAAGCAGTGTAAGACTATCCAAGAAATTCCATACACCAAGACTGGTAAGGCATTGGGTGAGGGTCGATATGACCAATCCGATAATCCTTTTATTGAGCAGTTTATTGGAACCTGTCAACAAGCAGGTCACTTTGGTGTTTTAACAGACTGCCTTACTGTTGCATGGATGGGTAACGCTCCACTTAAAGAACAGATTTTAAATCAGATTAAAGAGCAGATTTTAGGTGGCGGGTCTAAAGGACTAGACATCTTGGGAACTAACTTTTACAACGTCAAAGACACCTACTCAGCGGATGCTATGAGTTGCTACTCAATCCACAACCGCCCTACAGGTCAGTGCCCAGACTACAAATCAGACCGCAAGGAACTGAAACCAGATACTAATAAAGAACGTAAAGAAGCAGGTCTAGCAGCCACTAATACAAAGATTCACCTATGTGACTTCTGCCCTGTTAAGATGTACAACCAAAAGCGAGCATACCAATCGAGAGGGCTATACAACTAATGTCAAACCACGAAGAGATTATCGACGCAGAAGATATCAACATCGAACTTACTCCAGAGCAGGTATTGGGTAACCCAGAAGAGGGTACAACAGCCTTTCTAGTCATCAAGCGCCCTAACAACGCTGGGTGGTATGCCACCGCTAACCTTAACCTTCGACCTAATATTGAGCGCCCAGCCGAGATGGAAGACATCAAGCATGGGTGTAGAGACATTACCGATAGCATGAATAACACCGATATTGCCCACCAAGTGCTTCTTATGGTCAAAGACGTGCTTGCTTCCCAGGATAACCAGCCTAAGTAACCCTTACAGTTGGCTGTAACTCAGGCTATACTGTAACTACATACTAGGGATAGGCGGCAATCATGGCGTTCATCGAGATGACATGTAATTGTGTAGCAAGTTTTCAAGCGGACGTTTCTGATGCCGCTAACGAGTCGCTCATTATCATGTGGGCCCAACAATTCGTTAGTGCGCATCAACAATGTGGGTATATGAACCCTGTTCGCATGGATGCACCAGAGAAGCATCGTAAATTTGAGTTTGAAACCGACGTTATGTACAAGGAAAAGAAGGAAAAAGAACTATAATACGTAGATGAACTTCTACGATGCCCTTGTTGCGCAAGCGCGACCTATATCCGTAGAGCCATCTGAAACTTCCTACTTCACAAAGCCAGGGGCGGGATTAGACCCTAGATTATTCCGCGATGGCAAGTTGATTCCATCGGTACGTTCTATGGTGTTTCGCATCCTTCTTGAGCACCTTAAAAACCATTTTAATAGCCCAGAGGCCTATATCCACATTTGGTTAGCGGGCTCTGCTGTGTCCTATCAGTGGTCTGCAGCTCGTAAACCAGCTGACTTAGACTGCCTGATTGGCGTAAATTATTTACAGTTTCGTCAATCTAATTCAGAATACAAAGCGTTAAGTGATAAACAAATATCACAGCTATTCAATGAGACTTTCCAAGAGCTACACCCAACAACTAACAACTTCTTAGATTCCTTTGAGCTTACGTTCTATGTTAATGTTCAGTCAGACATTCGCAATATCAAACCGTACGCTGCTTACTCTTTAACAAACGATGATTGGACCGTACAGCCAGAACTTAAGGGTGCGCCATCCAACAAGCAGTGGGATAGAAAAGTAGATTCCGACAAATCAATGGCGTTAGAAATACTTTCACGATACTCACGTGCGTTAAGTGATATTGGAGCAGCCAGTACAGATACGGCACGTCGTAATGCTGAAGCCGCATTAAAACTAGCGGTAGAACAAGGTTCGTCTTTATTTGAAGATATACATCAAGGTAGAAAATACGCATTTAGCCCTAGTGGACAAGGCTATGCAGATGCTCATAACTACCGTTGGCAAGCAGGCAAGGCATCTGGTACTGTGCAGGCACTAAAGCAATTGAAAGAGATTGCTACTATGACTAAACAGCAATTTGAAGAACAAACCTATGGACAACAACTGCCAACTGCCGATACGCTAATTAGACGTGCATTAAGTAATAAACGTTAATACTAATAAGGAGCACTAATCGTGGCAATTTTATTATTTATGGAAGGTGTTTTGCGCAACGACAAAGCATTTCCTATTGCTGATGGCATGGCTCTGTACAGGATATTAAAAGAAAAAAACAGAGTGCTAGTCATGTGTGAAGATAAAGAAAAAAGCGACCACTGGCTACGTCAGCATCGTATTAATAATATGGATGATTTGGTTGATATTGCAGATGTGCCTGCCCCTGGAGAATTTCCTAAACTACGTCAGGTAGAGTGGGTAAAGTCCCAAGGCCCAGTGGAGTATGTGATAACATCCGACCCAGAATTAACTTGCAAACTATTAGAAAAGGGTATTACAACATTAGTGTTTCTTAACCCTACGTATGCAAAAGAAGAGTTTAGACCAGATAGTCGAAAAGGCGTTCGCTCATGGTCTGATATAACCACAGAACTAGAGCGCCAACAGGACCAATATCAGGAGGATGAACGATTATCATGAGACTAACATTTGAACCGCTACATGACGACCCAAAGACTATCTACATCGTGGCTAGTTGGAACCAGGCTTACTGGGGTAGCCAATACCCAGACATCTTTGATAGTGATGACTTTCAATCTGAATTTGAGTCACATTCTAAAAATAAAGAGGGGCTTCCACGCACCTACGTTGCAAAATTAAATAACGAATTAGCTGGGGTTGTAACTATAGAGTCTGACCCTGCTATAGATAGTTGGTCTTTTGGACCTTGGGTAAGCAACCTGTACGTAGCTGAAGACTTCAGGGGCCAGGGCATCGGCAACTATTTAATGGAAATGGCTTTAGTTAAATTAAAAGAACTTAACTACGAGAAAGCCTATATTTGGACAGATGCATCCAATGAAGAGTATTACACCCGCCGCTTATGGACAGCTGTTGCTGGCAGTGAATTGGGCGAACGACGCATTTTGGTATTTGAAAAGACCTTGTAATGCGGATTGTATATTTGGGATGTGAGATTCCAAGTAACCGCACCCTGCTAGAGTCGACCACAGCTAACCATGTGGGCCTGAGCTTCTACGGCCTTGTAAAGCGCGGATTACCTAAAACCAAAGAGTATCTATTAGAAAACTACTTTTCTAAGGATTCCTATATTTATGTGTACCCAGGGTTACCTAAAAACCTGAACATGACCAGGGTTGAGCTCGAGGAGTTTGCTGCTGCCTACGAGCACATGATTGCCTTGAACATTGACCGCATTTCTATATTTGCTGAGATTAATAACTCATTTGTTTCCCCGTCATTCGTGGAGGAGCAGCGCCGCACAGCTTGGTCCCAGGTTCCGCCAGGTAAGTTCTTACCAGTTTGGAACCCAGAATCTAAGTTAGAAACCCTACAAGCCATGGGAGATAAGTACCTAGATATAGGCATACCAGGCGATGTAATCGACGTAGAGACCCGTCTAGCTTCAGTCACAAGACTTATGGCTAAGCGCAATGGAAACCGCTTCCATGCGCTAGGCTGTGCCAAGCCAGACAACCTACGCTCTGTGCCTTTTGAGACCGCTAGCACCCTCTCATGGCTCTCGCCAATGATGCACGGGGAAACGATTGTCTGGGACGGTACTAGGCTTATGCGCTACCCCAAGCGTATGAAAGAACAGGCTCGCTCACGATACAACCACGTATATGAGAAGGCTGGCATAGATGCAGATAAAATTGCTGAAGATGACCCACAGGAAGTGTGTCGCCTTGCAGTATGGTCATACGAACAGTTTGAGGTTAGGATAAATAAAGTGGGCGATTCTTATCATGATAATAACGATGAAACTAACATGTCAGATAACGCGGAACTGACCCCAACCAATGCTGATAATAAGGGTATCCAGATGCGGAAACTTAATCCGCGAAATCCAGAAGAAATGGGCAATTTACCAGTCTTCGGATACGAGATAAAGACCGAAGTTGATGCTGATGGAGTCATATCAGATACCACCCATATCTCATCCCAAGCAACCACAATTCGTGCATGCGATACATGCTTTATTGCCTCTAACTGCCCTGCTTACAAGCCTCAAAGTGTGTGCGCTTTTAAGTTACCAATCGAGGTAAAGACTAAAGACCAACTTAAGAGTCTTATTAACTCAATCATCGAAATGCAGGGACAACGCGTTGCTTTTATGCGTTTTGCTGAAGAAATGAACGGTGGATACGCTGACCCTAACGTTTCTCAGGAGATAGACCGCCTATTCAAACTTATAAAAACCACCAAAGAATTGGACGACTCACGTGAGTTTATTCGCATGACCGTAGAGCGCCAAGGGTCTTCAGGTGTGCTATCTTCCATCTTCGGAGACAAGGCTCAGGCACTAAAAGAACTGCCAGACGGCGGGCTAAATGAGTCTGAAACAACCAAGATAATCAAGGATTTAACTGAAGATAAGTAAGTTTTATTATCATGATAATAACAACTAAATAAGCACGGAATCACACAGTCTGAAATCGGCTGTAACTCATGGCTACACTATACGACCCCCTATGAATGGAGAACACATGGCACTATCTTTCCGACTAGCCGAAGACTTTCTAAAGGAGTACCGTGCTAAACAAGTGCCTTGGGGATACAAGGATGCTGGCGGTAACTCCGTCGGTGAGATTACCTTCCTTCGCACCTACTCCCGTCTAAAGGCTGACGGAACTAAGGAGACATGGACTGATGTTTGCCAGCGAGTAATCGAAGGCATGTACTCAATCCAAAAAGACCACTGCAAGTCCCAGCGTCTTCCTTGGAATGACTCACGAGCTCAGGCTTCGGCTAAGGAAGCCTTCGACCGCCTGTTTAACTTAAAGTGGACTCCCCCAGGTCGTGGACTTTGGGTAATGGGAACTCCCTTAGTGAATGAACAAAAGAACTCTGCTGCTTTGCAGAACTGCTCTTTTGTATCCACCGCTTCTATGACCAAGTTAGACCCTGCTAAGCCTTTTACTTTCTTGATGGAAGCATCGATGCTAGGCGTTGGTGTGGGCTTTGATGATAAGGGTGCGGACAAAGACTTCCCTATTTACGAGCCTTCTAAAGATGAAGCCAACCACCAGATGTGGGAAATCCCAGATACCCGCGAGGGATGGGTGGACTCTGTTGGCATGCTTATCAACTCCTACTTAAAACCAGACCAGCCTAGATGGGTATTTGATTACACACTTATCCGTCCTGAAGGAGAACCAATCAAGACCTTCGGCGGCACTGCAGCTGGGCCAGGGCCTCTCGTTAAGTTACACGACTATATTGCTAACCTATTTGAAGGTCGGGCTAATCAAAAGTTAACCCGCAAAGATATTGCAGATATAGGCAACCTGATAGGCGTTTGCGTTGTCTCTGGCAATGTCCGCCGCTCAGCCGAACTTCTCATGGGTCGTTTGGATGACAAGGACTTCTTAAACTTAAAGAACCCTGCTGTATATCCTGAACGCAACTCTTATGACCCCGCCTCTCCTGGCTGGGCATGGATGTCTAACAACTCTGTCGAGGTAAAGGTCGGAGATGACTTCTCTGGAATTATCGAAGGTATCGCTCTCAATGGTGAGCCTGGGGTTATCTGGATGGATGTTACCCGTCAGTATGGTCGTCTTATTGACCCAATCAATAATAAAGACCATCGAGCCTCTGGATATAACCCATGCGCTGAACAGTCCCTTGAATCTTTTGAGTGCTGTACTTTGGTGGAGACTTACCTCAACCGCCACGACTCTATAGATGACTACAAGCGCACATTAAAGTTTGCGTACTTATATGCAAAGACTGTCACGTTGCTTCCTACTCACTGGGAAGAAACAAATGCAATCATGCAACGCAATCGTCGTATCGGAACTTCTATGTCTGGTGTGGCTAACTTTGCAGACCGCAAGGGCTTGCCAACTCTCCGTGAGTGGATGGACTCTGGCTACAAAGTCATCCAAGACTACGACCGCACATACTCAGAGTGGCTAGGTATCCGTGAATCTATTAAGACTACTACTGTGAAGCCAAGCGGAACTGTATCTATCCTTGCTGGAGAATCTCCTGGAGTGCATTGGACGCCAGGTGGAGAATACTTTAACCGTGCAATCCGCTTTTCTAATGATGACCCTATGCTACCTCTCTTTAGAGCGTCGGGTTATAAAGTAGAAAAGGCTTCGGAATCTCCAAAAACAACTTCTGTAGTCTTCTTCCCCATCCATAGCTCCGCGCTACGCAGTGAGAAAGATGTTTCTATATATGAAAAGACCTCTCTCGCGGCTATGGCTCAGCGCCATTGGTCAGACAACAGTGTAAGCGTTACAGTATCGTTTGACGCGGACAAAGAAAAGGATGCCGTGGGAACAGTGCTACATATGTTTGACGGGCAACTCAAAACCGTTTCCTTCCTACCTATGGGGAACGCGACTTACCCGCAAATGCCATACACACAGATAACTAAAGAAGAATACGACAAATCTACTATGAAGTTACTGCCTATTGACTTTACTGATGTCTATGCGGGAATGGCAGCGGACGCAATCGGCGAGAAATACTGCTCAACAGACTACTGCGAAGTACCTAAACAATAAACTAATATAAAAGTAGAGAGCCCCTAGTTACCCGAAAACTAGGGGCTCTCTTTATTGGGAGAGGCGCAGGTCTATCTATCCGAAGGGGTGGGTCATGGATAGCCTTAAAAGTGTTAGTAGAGGAACACTCTCTTTGACGCCTATATTAAGTTATTTACATTTATTACAGTAATTAGGAACTCTCAGATTATTAGGGTGTGTGCGGTAAGTGCTACCACAGTGAAAGCATAGAACTTGCACAGTAGAACTATCTCCGAACTTACTCTCTTTAATATAAAACGGGTTACGAACTCTTATATCTTTAATCATCATCTTCTAACTCATCATCATCTACCCACTCATCGGGGTCTATTGTAGGACTTGGGTTACCCCAATCAGGTTCAGGAACGATAGGGTCAAACGAATAACCAAACTTAGACATTTAACTATTAAATCTCTCTCTTGAACAATACTTTGCCCTCAAACGACATAGGCTTGCCCTTTGCGTCAAGGTCAGTACCAGCAATCATCTTTACAGACTTCTTAGTGGTCATCTTAATAACCATTTCCTTAATCCAACGCTTACCTGCGCTCGCGTTAGACCATGCGGTTGATACGATTACATTACCTTCGTCAATGCCCTCATCATAAGTGGTAACACGGGCTAACCATGCGCCACCCTTCTCAGGGTTCTTCTTTAGCGTAGCGTCAAATACTACATTTACTTTCTTAGCCATTTAATTTCTCCTTAGGGTAGGCGTGAAAAGGGTACTGCTATACAACTAACTTGTCTAGTGGGCGTTGTGCGCCCAGCACAAACTAACTAACGCCGTCCATTTCCGATACGGACTTCTTCTCTATCTTTAATCCTTCGTCTTTACCGCAACTGCAATTACCGCAACCGCACTTACTCTCTTTATCGTCAGACATCTCTCTCTCTCTCTCTCTCTTATTAAATAGACGCAGGGCTACCCTGCGGTACGATACACATTACGCAAAAGGCTAACCCAACCGCTACGGCTTGCTCAATATCCATGCCTTCGGGTGCAATTAACTCTCCGTTATCATACTCAATAAAACAACGGGCGCATCTCATTTCTCAATACCAAAGTCCTCTAGGTTCTCATCTGTAATAGTAGTGGTGGGTTCTAATTTATATTCCGTACCATAGCCCTTGTAGATTACTGTGCCGTCATTATCGGTAATTGTAACCACTTCTCTTGCCGTTGTAATAAAATCTTGTAGGTAGTGACTATCAACAATAGTTTCTACTGTGGCTTCACTCTCTCCCTTATATTTAATTCCTTCGGGTAGTGTAATAAGACTATCCCACTCCTCTTTATTGGCGTGTTCGATAGCCTCAATACATGTTTCTACCATAGCAAGGGGTACGGGTGGGTTAAGATTATTCTGTAAGTGGTACGCGACCAACTTCCAATAGTCGCTGACTTCCTCTAACTCGTCGTCAAGGTTCTCTATAATCTCGCCTTCATATACTTCGTGACCTTCATGGTCGTATCCGATAAACTCATCAGACATGGTAAGACACTCCCGTTCGTAGGTTTCTTTGATACATAACTTCTGTAATTGTATCCCTAGTAAGACAATTAGCACAACCGCATGCTAACGGGTGTCCTTCAATAAGCCTATCTAACTCATCTAATAACTCTGTTACGCTCATGCTATCTCCTTTACAATAAGGTTAGCCTTGTGGATAAGGTCGCCGTATTCCTGACGCACCCACTCATCTGCTAACGCTAGGGCTTCCGCGCTTGTATCTGTATCCCATGCGGTTGATATATCCGCTACAACTCTTACTTCGTACTTAGGCATATTCCTCTACCTCTCGCTCAATAACGCCTTCTACAATAAGGCTATCTAATAGGTCTGCTACATCTCCTAGCCGACCCTTTAACTTAGGGTCGGTTACTGCGTATCGTGCTTCCTCTACGGCATTTACCATTGAGTATAGGTTTTCCTTTGTGTATTCCATTATGCTTTCTCGCTTTCTGTTTCTAATAGGCTTAGGTAGCCCACGATAGGTGGCTCTATATTTAACTCTGTCATTAGTTCATAGATACTGTCATTAGCCTCATCTATCACCATGCGCTCGTCATGGTAATCAAGGTTCTCTATGCGTGGGTCGTCTGCGTTACGAAGGTACGCGGTATCTAGTGCTACATCTAGTGCGGTATCTAATAGGCTTATTGCCTTCTCATCACCATTTATATATTTATTAAATAGGGCTAGGTATTGTGGGTTCATTTGCTTCTGTCCTCTAGGTAGAATAAATAATCTAACGCGGTATCACACGCATTAACGCCGTACTCGTCTTTTTCGATTTCCTCATGCGCCTTTAATCGGGTTAATACTTCTTTCAGTAGTTCTTTGTAATCTATATTTGGGTCTTGGTATTCCATATTTGTTGCCCTTCTGTTTGTGTTGTAGCGGATACCTGCACCTTAACTGCAAGTATCCGCCCGAACGCCTGTTCGTATTGTTAGTGCCTCTTACCCATGACCAACTTAACTAGGTCTTTAGCAATATCTACTAGGTCGCGTGGCTCTGATACTACACGCATTACCTGTGCTTCATGTCGTACTTCCTTCATGTACGCCTTGTAGCGGTCGTAGTCGTTAGCCTTTATCCACTCAAAGTCACCGAGGAAGGCTACGCTAGTCATAACTCCCTCTTTAGATAAGTCTTTAATAATCCTATCGTTCTGCTCTGTCATATCCCATGAGCCGTCGGTAACGATAAATAGTATCTTGATACCTTTACGGCTAGTGCGAAGTATGCGTTGCGCTTCTAATAGGGCTTTGTAAGGGTTAGTACCACCGCTACTATTTACGAAGCGGTATTCCGTAGGCTTAGCCTTCTCATCTGCGCTATAAACTAGGCGAGAGTCGTGGTTAAACTTATAGACGGATACGCGCCCGTTAATGCGTTCGATACCGCGCTTGATAGTCCATGCGCTCTCCATAGTTCTCTGTATCTGCCACGCCATGCTACCGCTAGTATCTACTAGGACTACCGCTTCTATGTCGTTGTTGCTATTGCCTTCACTCCACCTATCGAATAGGCGGTTAATGTCGTTAATATCTGACTTCATAGCGCGACCTATATTTAAGCGACCGCTTTCTACTTCTAACTCCCATTGTGGGTCGTTATCTATGCGTAGGCGTTCCATAGCCACAGCGAAGTTACGAGCGTTAGCCTGTAACTGTGGCTTCACAACGCTATTAGTGTATGAGCCCTGCTTAATAGCACTATGAGAGTTAGAGTTATCACGGATAGCCTTACGGACTTCCTGTGTATCTCGCTTAACTTCCTCACGCTTTAGTAGTTCGTTGAGGTCATTGTTAATCTTATCTTTGAGGGCTTTATCATCTGCGCTCTGCTCATCTGATAAGCCTGTTGTATCGTTGGAGTTAGTGTTATCGGCAGGTTCATCTAACTTCTCATTACCTGCGTTACTACCTGCTTCCTGACTACTAGCCTTATCTTGTAGTTTCTGTTGCTCTTTGTTACCTTCCATGCGACCTTTATCCATAGGCTTGCGGTCGCCATGACCACCGCCGTCCTGTGGGATAGGGCTATCACCCGTTGGTTGGTCGTCCTTACCGACTATCTGTGCAAACTGTCGGAGAATATCCAACGCTCTTGCGTAGTCGCGTGGGAATACGAGGGTGCGGTACTCATGGATAATCACGGATAGCAACTGCGCGGTATTAACGCCATGCTTCTTAATAAACCTATCTGCGAGTTCCTGTCGCAACTCTATATCTAAATACTTACGACCTGTAAATAGTGGGAAGTAATCTGCAAACTCGTTGCTATCTCCCTTCAAGATATATTCTAGGCATGAGGCTTCTAGGAAGGGTGCGGTCGCAGGGTACTTAGCGATTAGTAGGCGTTCGATACGGCTATCTTCTAGGATATTGAAGGCTCTGCCTAAGCCTTCCTGTCTGATAGTCGTACCAAACTCACTACCACCACGCGGAGTCCATAGGACATGCGCGACCTCATGGTAGTTAAACCCATGAAGGCTCACGATACTCTCGTCGGTTACATCTTCTAGTAGGTGTGCGTTGAACACGATATTCTTGCCGTCGTTATAGGCGGTAGTATCCATTTCAGGGTTATCTTCAACCCGTACTTCTACGGGGTCGCCTGTAATAATCCTATCTGCCTTGCTATACACGATACCGACGGATTGTAACTTTTCGATATGCTTTGCTACGGCTTCCTGTCGTTCTTCAATAGCGTCGTAGTCGGTAACCCAATTACCTTCTTCATCACGGGAGTTATATTCTCCCCCGTAACGAAGTTCGTTAATAAGGTTATCTAATATGTCGTTCTGATTAGCCTTAGGCATTTTGATTTCCTTCTGATAGGACTTCTACTAGCGCGTTGAACGATTGAAGTTCCTGCTCTAGTGCCTGTGTAGCGGTAATGTCAGGGTCGCTAGCCACTATGCCTACTTCGTAGGAAGCGACCTGTGCGCCTACTTCTGTATTAGCAATAGCCTGTTCTAAGTTAGAGTTACCAAACACACTAGCCTTATTAGTAACTTCTAGTCCTAGTTCCTCTGCGATATTGTCGCGGTGGGTGTTGATTACTAGGCGTACCGCCGAGCGTTCCTCATCACCCTCAAAAGAATTGACATAGGTGTAGGTAGCAAAGTCCATGCCAAACTGCTTTGCATGCTTAACGAACGCGACCAACGCTCTAGTGGATACGGGAGTCAATAGCGTACCCTTATTAAACTCATCACGGAGTTGGTTAGCCATATCTACTAGGGCTTTGTTACCGAGTAACTTCTGCTCAATAGGCTTATCGTATGGGAAGGATAGGCGAATTGCGAAGCGGTCGGCGAGTGCCTGATTAAGTGGGCGAGTGCCACGATAGTCAGGGTTCATGTCGGCGATAATAATTAAGTCCTTATGGGCGCGGATAACCTCTCCACCATTTTCCATTAACTGTATCTCACGGCGGTAATCTAATAGGCTAAAGATAAAGGTGAGGAAGCGTTCAGGTGCGAAGTTAATCTCGTTAAATAGGAGTACGCCACCATTACGGACGATTTCTGTAACTGCGCCGTCCTGCCAACGGAAGTGACCTTCGGGTGTTGGTATCCAACGACCGATTAGGTGTGAGGCTTCTAGCCCGATATGGCATGCGACATTGAAGTAGCGCATGTTTCTAGCGGAAGCATAAGCCTGAACGCTCATAGTCTTACCTGACCCTGCGTGACCCTCAATAAGGATATTCATGTCATTGACTAGGGCGTAGTCATATACCTCAAAGTCGGTAAGGTTATTAACGACCTTGCGGTTGATATATTCCTTAGCCCACTTCTTGTCGGGTACGGATACCATAGCGGTAACGAGGCTATTAGATAGGTCGGCATTGTTAATAGTCTTAGTAGGCACGACGGATACTTCCATAACCTTAGTAGCGACCTCTGCTTCCACCGCTTTCGCGATAGGCTTAATAGATACACCCGTGGTTCTGCGCTTGTCGGTAATGAAGTCGGCTAGGGATTGGTCGCCTGACTCTAGGCGTGTAATAAGACTATCTACTGCCTCATTGTGTGCCATAGGCGCGGTTGCTTCGGGTGCGCTTTCTAGGGCATATAGGGCTTTGATACCGACATTGGTAATCTGACCCAACTTCATCATCTCAATATCCCTATCTGATAGGACTACGGCGCAAGGCTCGTTGGTGATAGGGGCGGTTGGGATAGTGCTATCTGTAAGGGGTTGCCATGATTGACCACGCCCCTTCTGACCATTGGATACGCGGTGGTATCCGATAACTTCTGTATCTGTACCGATAAGGAGAGTCTGCGATTGTGCAGGTGTTCCTTCTAGTTCGGTGTCAGACACTACGAGTAGTGCGAGCATATTGTGACCCTTCGGTGCGGTTATAGAGATACCCTCTTGTACCTCATGGATAGATACTAGGGGATAGGCTCTCTATATTAAAGACGGCTCTCAAATCTGTTCATCTAGTTATCCACAGCCTCTCTCGCCTCTCTACCTGAACAACCTATGAACAACCTCTACCGCCACCACCGCCACCTATCATCATAATAAGCCTAGTCCATAGCCGTACATCTGGTGTTATCCCTGCACACTCCCTTCGGCTCGGTGGCAGTAGCCTAACGGCTAAATAAGCCTATTAAATGCGCCCTCTTTCTCTCTTATCATTGGCTCTCTTTGCTTGTCAAACTCTCGTTCATACAGTTATCCACAGGCGGCAAATGTTTGTGTTGAGCAATAGCCTACGGCTTATTGCTCAACAGAGGAATCCAGCCTTTTTATATTAAAAAGGCTGGCAAAAAGGGTGGGAAAGCATAAATGTATAATTGAATACATTTATGCGATGGGTGGGCCAACACAAACATTCCAGGCTGGCGGCAGGAAAAAGCCCCTCTGCTAGTCTTAGCAGAGGGGCTTGGTGGTATTCCCGAAGGGGACGGAGATACTACTTCCTAGCAGATTTTAAAACCACCACTATCTGCTAGAAACTGTGCAAACTCTTCTACATTAGTCCTACTAAAGGGATAGTGTGTCTCCCAACTATCTGTTTCTCCCTTGCCATGACACCCATTACAGTATCCAATAGCCCTACCTAACGCGCTCGCCTCGGCATCTGTTAAGACTTGTACATCCATGCCGTGCTCCACGCCCACATTGTCGGTACGAATCCCTGTTGCCTCGCAGTATTTGCACGGCTCTTTAGGTAGGCTTGCTAGATACTCGTTACGCTTCTGCTCATAGGTATCTACAACGCCTTCTGATAGGCTTATTGTGAGGATATTAGCGAGCGCCTTAGCGCCTTCCTCATCTAGACCGTCACCGTCGTTGGTATGACCTTGGACTCCTTGTGTCAGTTCAGGGGCAATCTCCTCGCAGAAATCCCACAAAGGTCGCCACCACCATACATTGTTGCGGAAATACTCACCCTTCTCACTAATAGGGTTATTTCCATAGACATCCATACCCATTATGCTAATCCCATCCGTTTCTTAATCTCGTTGGCTACTTCTAAATCTATCGGTGTAATAGTCTTATCTTCGTAGTCACCACCATAGTTGTAGGTAATGTTCTCATCTACGCTAATAATGTAGGTAGCGTGTAGGCAATCCATACTCCAGTTAGTAAGGTTGAACTCCCGTTCCTCAGGTGATAAATCCATGAACGAGGTTATGTTCTCCCCATCAGGGTCGTTCTCCTCGTCGTACTTACCATCCTCATCCCATGAGTGGTACTTCGCATGAGACTCAGCCATAAAGTCTGCCTCATCTGCGGAGTTAGCGTTGCCGTGGGTATCGCAACTGTCGCAATACCATACCCACCCACCGATAGTGCTTTTGCAGGTTGCAGGTGTGATTAAGTCTTTAATCTGCATTACGCCACCTCAATCATCATATAAGACCAATTCTCATTGGCTTTCTGCATTACAGGCTTAATGCTATCTAATAGGGTTTCCTTACCTGCTTGTGCCATAGCCCCATCTACGATACCGCTAGTCACATACTTCAGGTATTCGTGTTCCTCTACGCACACATTGAAGGTGACTGTGAAGGGTACTTCTACCATCTTCTTGCCGTTAATAACCTTAGTTGTCATTTGATAACCCTTCCTCGATATAACGCTTCAAGTCTTTCGTGGTCATGTCTAATAGTGCTATTGGGTCGAACTGCTGTGCCTTGCTCTGCATACCTTCATTACTGCGAAGGATAAGTGTGAGGTCATCAGGGATTTCTATATCCATTACATCTATCATCTTGGCGAAAGTGCCCATTAGGAACGCCATTGGCATAAACGCACCCTTAGCCCACGCCACATGGATTGCTAGGGTTACTGAGGATATATCGTCCTCGCTTGGTTGTTGGTCAGCCTCATGCTTTTCTTGGCAAGCACCAAAGCCTGTATTGGCGAGCGCGTTAATAAGATTACCAACGAACTCATCTTCCTCACGCATAGCCTGTGCCATGACGGCGGTTTTAAGGTTGCCGTCTGATAGACCATAAGACCCGCGTGGGAACTTAGGGTCGTAGTTCTCATCTTCCTGACTGCCTAATAACTCTATCGTAGTCATTAGTTCTGTGAAACGCTCTCTGCGCTCTGTGTTATTCATAGTATCTCCTTTACTAGGTAACGGCGTAATACTAATACCCCACCTCTCATCTGCATAGGGGGCTGTTCATCTACTTATCCACAGGGTTGTTTGTGCTGGGACTATTAGATGGCGCTTTGATAGATAAATCTATCAAAGCATATAAAGCTTCAATAGCCATCTAATAGTCCCAGCACAAACTATTTGCGCATGCAAAAGCCCCTGACCAGTCCAAATGGTCAGGGGCTCTATTAGCAGGGTTATCTACTAATCCTCGTAGATAGTTACATCAACATGTTCCTGAAGGAAGTCGTCCAACTCCCATGTTGAGTCACGGTAATCACCGTTGTCACCTAGTGATGAGATACTTACCTTTAAGATAACCTCATCAAATGAGATGTCATCTAGGACTTTTTGCTTAGCGTCGTCCTCATCATCAGCCTCGATATCAACGATTTCCATGACCGTTGAGCCGAACAGAGTAACCTCTGCGCGAAATCGTGTCCGAAGGTCGGACTCCTCTGCGGTATCCCAACCACACGCAATCGCAATCTTATTAAACAGTTCGACGGCATCTTCTTCCGTCATTGAGCCGTCCGATACCTCGGACTTGAATATGGCTAGTACATCAGCCCTATTAGAGGCACGGAGTGTATTCCAGCCCCATTCCTTGCCCGTCTGACGGGCTTCCTCTACGCGGGTCGCGATGTCGCTCTCCTCGTAGTAGGTTATATCATTGAGTGTGAACATAACCGTTCTTTCTCTTAATATGAACACCCCTTGTGCTCATGGCTTTATATTAGACTATCTAACAGACAGGTCTCAAACTCTTGTTTACCTGGTTATCCACAGGTTACCCGCCAGTAATGTTTGTGCTGGGGCTTATGTGTGTATTTAAAGAATGTTACCGATATACACACACGCCCATAAGCCCCAGCACAAACAAATCAGCCCCCAAGCTTTGCGCTTGGGGGCTGTCTTGTAATCTTATTAGACGCTCGCGAACTCGCGAACTGCCTTCAAGATTCGTGCCTTCTCGGCATTGACCGTAGGGTCGAAACCAGCAGCAGCACCGATAAGTGCCTCACCATTGGCTGTGCGTGATGAGCGGAAGTAATCTAGGCGCTCAGTGAGAGCGTTAAGTGCTCCCCAATAGTTACCCTTGATATTGGTCTGGGTAGGAGACTGGAAATAAATATCATCCAGTAGGTCGCGCTTGGCTTGCCACTTGGTGAGTGACTGAGGCGCAGACTGTGCGTCAGGCTTAGGATAAACGGCATTTACCAATTTATCCCATGCTTGAGAGTCCATCGAGGACTGAAAGAGACCTTGCGCGATAGTCTCAAAAGAGTCCATGTGCGCGAAAGTGAGACCCAATACACGACGAGCCTCGGCTGTGCGCTCGCCAGTCTTGAGAGTGTGGCGCAACTTGAAAGATTGCTTGCAACCCTTGAGCGCCATATTGAGAGTGTTTTGGCAAACAACTCTAACGGGAGTAATTGAGGCGGTAACGCTGGCGCTACCGTCATGTGAGGATGAGACTAGGAGATAAGTCGTAGTCTTATCATTGGCACCCGCTGGGTCCAATACGAACTCGCGAGGTACGACGAGGGAGCCGAAGACAACCTTGCCATCCTTGATTGAGCCAGCAGATTCCCAAGACGCGCCACCGTCTAGGATATTATCCCCGAACTGGAACAGGTCCTCATTCTGGAATACGCGGTAACGCTTACCCACGATTGAGAGGACATCCTTGCCCCCGTCGAATGGGTTGGTGCGTGTGACCATGAATAGGTCGGTTGATGAGCGGTAATCCGCTGGATATTGAACAGGCTCGAGGTCTACACCCCAGCCAGCCAATTTGGCACTTTCTAGCATGTCGGCGGTTGTGACATGCTCGTCAATGCCGAAAGTACGGTTGGCGAGACCATGCCACGCGGGAGCACCGCGTAATGCAAAAGCCACCTCACCGTTTTGAACCTCGAGCGCATGAGCCACGAGAATCCCCCTTCGGTAAATATGCAACGCCTTGTTGCATGCGCTTATCTTAGGCTTATCTCTCGCTCTCATGCAATAGGGCTATCTCTACTTGTTCATCTAGTTATCCACAGGGCGCCCTGGTTGTTTGTGTTGGG